TATCGTATGCCTGCGCCGTTGGCTAACCGTTTCGTTCACTTGGAAATGGCTGTTAACTGGGATGACTATTTTGGTTGGGCTGTTGATAACAAGATCCATAAAGACGTAGTTGGCTTCTTGACCTTCTCTAAGAAGGACTTGTACGACTTTGACCCACGTTCTGGCTCTAAGGCATTTGCTACTCCACGTAGCTGGTCATTTGTTTCCGAACTGTTGTTTGACGAAGATGAGGATGTAAGTACACTAACTGATTTGGTATCGGGTGCGGTTGGTGAAGGTTTGGCTATTAAGTTTATGGCGCACCGTAAGGTTGCTTCTAAACTGCCTAATCCTACAGACATCCTTAAGGGCAAGGTTAAGAAAATGGATACTAAGGAAATTAGTGCTATGTATTCATTGACTGTGTCATTGTGCTACGAGCTCAAAGATGCCGCTGATAAGAACGTTAAAGATTGGAACAAACAAGTTAACTGCTTCTTCCAATTTATGATGGATAATTTTGAAACTGAATTGGTTGTTATGGGCACTAAACTTGCACTGACGCAATACCAATTACCGTTAGATCCAGATGAGATTGAGTGCTTTGACGCATTCCATGCTAAGTTTGGTAAGTACATTGCGGCGGCTACAGAAAAGCGTTAATTAGTAGCCAAATTCAATTGACAGGACCTTTGGGTCCTGTTATAATATATACATACAGTAAATACTTAGGAGCAAAATATGTCACATCACTTAGATCCTGTTGTAGATAAGATTATCGTAGCACGTATTGGTCTACTACTTCGTCATCCATTTTTTGGTAATATGGCAACTCGTCTAAGGATTGTTGATGCCAGCGATTGGTGCAATACTGCGGCTACAGATGGTCGCCACCTCTACTATAGCCGACCGTTCTTTGAAAAACTTAGTGCTAAAGAAGTTGAGTTTGTTGTAGCACATGAAATCTTGCATAATGTATTTGATCACATTTCTCGCACAGAAGGTCGTAATAAAGGTATTTGGAATGCCGCTATTGACTATTGTGTAAACGGACAGTTAGTACGTGATCGTATCGGCGATCAGCCAAAAGGCATCAATATATTCCACGACACTAAGCATTATGGTAAGAGTGCTGAACAAGTCTATGACGAGATTTACGAAAAGATGGACGAGGAAAGTTTATCGGCGTTAGGTCAATTACTTGACGAGCATATTGACTGGGAAGGCGATGGCACTGGCGATAAAGACGGCAAGGGTCAAGGCAACAAGCCACAGTATTCAAAAGAAGAATTACGTAAGATTCGAGACGAGGTACGTGAAGCGTCTATTACAGCGGCTCAGGCAGCGGGTGCAGGAAATGTGCCAGCTGAGATCCAGCGTATGATTCGTGAACTCACTGAGCCTAAAATGAACTGGCGTCAAATTTTACGTCAACAAATTCAAAGCACTGTTCGAAATGATTATACTTTTTCTCGTCCGTCACGTAAAGGTTGGCATACTGGTGCAATCTTGCCAGGTATGAACTTTGACGAAACTATTGATATTTGTATTAGTATTGACATGTCAGGTTCTATTAGTGATGCTCAGGCTAAAGATTTCTTAACAGAAATTAAAGGCATTATGGACGAGTACAAAGATTACAACATTAAAGTTTGGTGTTTTGATACTAAAGTATATAACGAACAGGACTTTGACGGCTACGGCGGCAATGACATTACTGAATACCAACCTATGGGCGGCGGCGGTACAGAGTTTGATTGTAATTGGGATTACATGAAAAAACACGATATTAATCCTAAGAAGTTTATCATGTTTACAGATGGCTATCCTTGGAACTCATGGGGTGATGAGAACTACTGTGATACAGTATTCATTATTCACGGTACAACCAGTATTGTACCACCCTGGGGTGCTCATGCGTATTACGAAGAAGAAGCACATAGTTAATGGCATTAAAAAACGGTAAAGTTAATGCCCTCAATGCGCTGGATTTGAGAAAGGTCTCGTTTCCAGCGCATCATTTTCATTATACCATCTTTCCCAAGTACAATCCTATTTTAAATGCTAATCTCGATAAATGGATTTATCAAAATTTAAATAGTCGATACTTTGTTGGTCAATACATAAGTATCGTTGATAATACCTTAGTCTATACCACCCGTATTGGATTTGAGCAGGAAAAAGAACTAAGTTTCTTCAGACTTGCGTGTCCACATTTAGTCTAATTGATAATTAATATACATATATAATCTTATAAGGAGATGTTATGACTGAACAAACAGCACAACCCACTGATACTGCTACAGAAGCAAATCAGCTTACATTAAATGACTTAGCCGCAATGAAAAGTATCATTGATATTGCCAGCGCACGAGGTACATTTAAACCTAACGAAATGATAGTAGTCGGCCAAACATATAACAAATTAAATACTTTCCTCGAAAGTATTAAACAATCTCAAGGAGAAACTAAATGACTGAACAAACCGTGGATACCGGTACGGAAACCGCACCCGAAGCAACACAAACTGCGGCACCAGAATTAAATATTAACGATTTAATTGCAATGCGTAGTTTAATTGATGTAGTTACACAACGAGGCGCTTTCAAAGCTACCGAACTTTCCGGAGTCGGTACGCTATTTGATAAGCTCAATCGTTTCTTAGAAGCAGCACAGCAACAAGCTCCTGCAAAAGGAGAATAATATGCAAGATATGAAACACGTTGGCCGCGTCAAATCGACAGGCAAAAAAGTTCTTGTTGCATTTAGAACATTGCCAGGCGATGCATACAATTGCCTTGTGGTACCTACAGAAAATCTGCCCGATAACTATCACGATGCACTAATACAATTAGTTGAATCGCCATCTGGTCAATCATCTTTTGAATTTGCAGAAGTACTTGCAAGAGCTAAATTTCCAGACGGTAGTACAATGCTTCCTGCATTACATACACAAAATAGATTAGTAAAAATTGCAACAGATGCTATTGAGATGACTCCAAACTTTCATGCTCGAGTTACACTGTCTGATTTAAATCAAATCATTGCAGATCAGCGTGGCCTTGCAATCGATGACTTATCTATTAAGAATATGTCTGCCGGTACTGCAAATGTTGAAGTTCAGGAAGTTGCTAAAATACAAGATATGTCGCCTGGTGGTAAAACAACATCTGGGTCGGTTACAGAAGATGTGCAACCAATGGTAGACACAGAGGTACCAACTGATAGCCCAGAATCGGCTGCAAAATTTTACCGTAGTCAAGCAGATAAATTTGCAAAACAAGCGGCAGACTTTCGCAGAAAGGCTGAGGACTTGGTTCCGACCAAAAAGGCAAAGTGACCAATGGGAAGCCTCTTCCCAAAGATGTAATTGATCGCTGGCCCGAAGTTTTTGGAGAGATAACACTTAATGTTGTGCCTCTTCAATATCTCCATGCGGTAAAAATTACTTTTAAAAATGGTAAAGTTTGGGAAATAGAATTACAAAAAGATGCAAAGTTAGATTGGGATAACTTTGAAAAACAAGTTAAAGAGACAATGTCTCAATACGAAGATAATATCGAAAATGTTGATTTTAAACTTGACACCGATCGAATTAAAAAAGATATTACTAAGCATACAAAAAAATTCTTAAATAATAAAAAATTAAAATGAAAGTACGTACCGTAAGCTACAGTGTAGCAGATCCAGACTTTGTAACAGAGTGCCAAGCAGAAGCACGTGAGCGTGGTAAGACTGAACCCGAATTTGCAGATATTCAAGATTTAATTGCTTACTGTGCAAGAGTAAGTAATCCAGCTAACCAGATGAATGAAGAAACAAGTACTAAACTTATCAAGTATTTGATTAAACATGCACACTGGTCGCCGCTTGAAATGGTCAATGCCTGTTTAGAAATTGACACTACTCGTGATATTGCACACCAAATTGTACGTCATCGTAGTTTTGCTTTTCAGGAATTTAGTCAACGTTACGCTAATCCGGAAGACATGGGCGACATGTTTGAGTATTCTGAAGTTCGATTACAGGATGAAAAGAATCGTCAAAACTCAATTGAGACTGAAGATCGTCAGTTAGCAATAGATTGGCTTCATGCGCAAAAACGTGTAGCACATAATTGCAAGAAAGAATACGACTGGGCTATTAGCAAAGGCATTGCCAAAGAACAAGCACGTAAGATCTTACCCGAAGGTATTACTAAAACTCGACTATATATGAACGGTACATTACGTAGCTGGATTCATTATATTCAGTTACGTAGTGCTAACGGCACACAGAAAGAACATATGGCAATTGCCGTTGCCTGTGCAGAAATGATTGCTAAAATCTTTCCACTTATGAATGAGCTATAATATGCTAAGATAAATACGTACATGAAACGTATTGTATTAGTCACAGGGGGTTTCGACCCCCTTCATTCTGGCCACATAGCCTATTTTAAAGCGGCTAAAGAACTCGGCGATATTTTAATTGTTGGGCTTAATAGTGATGAATGGTTAGAGCGTAAAAAGGGCAGAGCATTTATGCCCTGGAATGAAAGATTATGTATTATCAATAATCTGTCCATGGTGCATGAGGTCTATACATTTGACGACGAAGATAATTCAGCAACACATTTTATACAACAGGTTCGAGCTCATTACCCGGGCAGCGAATTAATTTTTGCAAACGGTGGTGATCGAACTGCTAACAATATACCTGAAATGTCTGTGAAGGATGTAACTTTCAAGTTTGGTGTAGGTGGCGAAGATAAAAAGAATAGTAGTAGCTGGATTTTAGAAGAATGGAAAGCCCCTAAGACTGAACGAGAGTGGGGACACTATCGTGTTATATATCAACACAACGGCACTAAGGTTAAAGAGTTAACTGTGATGCCTGGCAAAAGTTTAACCATGCAACGTCATAAATTTAGAGCCGAACACTGGCACGTAGTCGACGGTATGTGTGAAGTTGGTAGAAAAATGGATTCTGGCTATACTTTGCCATCAAGGCTGTTGACAAAACATCAAACAGTGAATATAGCAGAGCAGGAATGGCATCAATTGTATAATCCGTATAGTACACCTTGTCGACTTGTAGAAATACAATATGGTGCATACTGTGACGAAGATGATATAGAAAGGCGCTCATGAAAGATATTGGATTTATAGGAATAGGTAAATTAGGTTTACCCTGTGCAGAAGCAATTGCACAAGCTGGTCATAATGTTTTTGGTTATGACATTGAAATAAAAGACGCCACGCTGGTTAAGCAAATTAACAGCATTAAAAAAATGGTTGCAAAGTGCGACATAGTTTTTATTGCTGTTCCTACACCACACGATCCTGCATATGATGGTAGAACGCCTACTGCACATTTACCAACTAAAGACTTTGATTATTCTATTGTTAAAGAATGCATCAAAGAAGCAAATGCACACATGACTAAGGATCAGTTACTGGTGCTGATATCTACAGTATTGCCAGGAACTACAAGACGCGAGTTTGTTCCATTAATTACAAATACAAGATTTGTTTACAATCCTTATTTGATTGCCATGGGCAGTGTGGGCTGGGACATGGTCAATCCTGAGATGGTCATGATTGGTACAGAGGATGGAACTGCCACTGGTGATGCTAAACAGCTTGTAGAGTTTTACAAAACTGTGATGCAGAACAATCCGCGATACGAAGTGGGTACATGGGACGAGTGCGAGTGTATCAAAGTTTTTTACAACACATTCATCAGTGCAAAGATTGGGTTAGTTAATATGATACAAGACGTTGCTGTTCGACAAGGCAACATCAATGTAGACGTAGTGACTAATGCTCTTGCTCGTAGTACTATGCGTATCATGGGTCCGCAATATATGACAGCAGGTATGGGCGATGGCGGTGGGTGTCACCCTCGTGACAATATTGCACTACGCCACATGGCAGAACAGCTTGACTTAGGTTATGACTTATTTGCAGCTATTATGGATGCTCGAGAAATACAAGCTGAGAATCTTGCAAAGGAATTAGTTAAGTGGGCAGACAAGACTGGTATGTCCATTTATATTCACGGAAAAGCATATAAACCAAAAGTAGCATACTGTGATGGTAGTTACAGTTTGTTAGTAGGGCATTACTGTAAAGAGATGGGACATTATCCAGTGTATATCGATCCACTAACTGGAGACACTGTTAACGGTAAAGTTAAAGGCGTAGTGTTATTAGCTCATAGTGCGGCAATAACTTATCAATATACAGACCAGCATAATGTAGACGAACTATATTGTGAGTTTGAAAAAGGTACTGTCTTTATTGATCCGTGGCGTAAAATGCATATAATAGAAGGGTATACAGTAATACATTATGGCAACACAAGACCAAATAACTGAAATTGTTAATTACTGGAATACACAACCTTGTAATATAAAACACAGCGATCAACCCGTAGGCAGTATTGAATACTTTGAAGAAGTTAAGGATAAAAGATATACTGCTGAGCCACATATTTTAAAATTTGCAGACTTTAGCAAATGGGAAAATAAACGTGTTCTCGAAATAGGATGTGGAATTGCCACTGACGGGATTGAATTTGCAAAAGCTGGTGCAGAATATGTAGGCATAGATATAAGCACTGCAAGTATAGAAATAGCAGAACAACGATTTAACGTATACGGATTACCGGGTACTATTCTAAATTTAGATGCACATACTGAATCATTGTTTGATTTAGGCAAGTTTGATTTAGTTTATAGTTTTGGTGTCCTTCATCATTACCCTAATATACAAAATATCATTAATCGTATTAATAGATTATTAGATCAAGATGGTGTTTTTAAATTTATGGTATATGCAAAAAACTCCTGGAAATATGCAATGATACAAGAAGGACTTGATCAATTTGAAGCGCAGTCAGGGTGTCCATATGCTGATGTCTTTACCGTTGAAGATATTAAAACTTTACTAACAGACTTTAATATAGAAAGTATAGAACAAGATCATTGTTTTATGTTCAATGTACCAGAGTATAAAAAAGGAAACTTTGTACTTGAATCCTGGTTTGACCATATGCCCAATGCTATGAAGCAGGCTGTTAAAAAACATTTAGGTTGGCACTTATTAGTGACTGCAAGGAACATATGAAAAAAGCAATATTCTTAGTTGACGATATTAAAGACGGAAAAATATATACATTACTCGAATCAGCATACAATAAAATAAACGAAAAACTAAAAGAAGAAGACAACGGATATCTTCATTGGCTTAGTGAGATAACAATATTATTAAATAACCATCCTTCAGATTTTATAAAATTTGAAAAAGCCAGTGATTTTATAAAACAAGATAAGTTACCTGAAGATCGAGATGTATTCTATTTTATCAGTTGCTATCATCAACTTGATTTTTTTCATGTTACTAATTTTTTATTAATAGATCCCAATATTAGCGATTTCTTAGTTAGACATAAAATACCAATAATTATTGACAGCTCTATGGAAATAGTTGATCATTACGATGCGTCACGTAGACTATTAGAAAATTTTATGTTTTCTAATCTCGGCCACAGTAGGCAATCGACGCGACATTATAGAAATTTAGGTAGCCTTGAGTTTTACATTGTAGGTAGTATGTACTCATATTTAAATAATGACTCAATTAATATCAAACGAAATGTTAAAACATATCATTCAATTTTTCCAGGACCGTTCTTCCAGTATAATGGAAGAGGATTAAATTTTAATATGGATGTGTCTCTTAATAGGGACACAAGGATTAATAAGGTTGACACCAGAAAAATAACAGACAATACACTTGTATGGCAAGCATTTTCAAATAAAACCAGATTGAATCGAGGTTTGTTTATATTGAAGGCTGAACATGAAGGGTTAGGGTCTGTTGGAAAGTATAGTAGAATGCTTCCAGGTAAAAATGACTTTATCAAAGAATATAATGAATGTAGTATGGATAACGAAAGTAGCCGATTAGATTTCATAACGCCCGAGTCGTTGGATAGCTTAAACAATTTAAGATATATTGACGGAACAATTTCAGGTCCAACAACTTTTGATAATTCTGATTGTTTATTGCACGTATCACTCGAAACATTTGCAGCTAACTGTTACCGAGATATTTTGCATAGTAGTTCATTCTTAACTGAAAAAACAGCTATGGCTATAGGCTCTGCATGTCCTTTTATCCCTATGGGTGGTCATAAAATTGGAGATCAGTTAAAGCAGGCAGGATTTAGAGAGTATTCTAAATTAGAATTTCCAACTCAGCCACATTTGTTAGACGAGTTAGATTATGTCATAGATCGATTGCAAGAAATTGCCGGCTTATCGTTAATAGAAAAACAAAAACTCTATGATAGTTGGAAAGATAATATAGTATATAATTATGATCGATATTTAAATATTGACATTAAGAAATACTATCTTGAGATTTTAAATATGTCTCGTCACCAGGAAATAGCGGTAACTTAGTGCCGGGCGCACGTTTTGGTATCTTACTATCTGCGCTACTAACACAACTGGGGCTCTGGCAAGGCATTGGTCCGTCAAATAATTTAAAACCAGTTTCTATGTTACCTAATGGGGCATCATGACAACTGTAACTACGTTTAATACTACCGTCCGGTTCACGTATGATGATACCCCTGTATCCACTACTACATTCCCAACCATTAAACTTATTAAAGTTAAATGCATTGAATCGTTCTGCTTGGTCCATATACCAAACTTTCTTACTCTTATCAATAAACTCAACTTGAAAATGTTGCGGAATTTTCGAATGTTCTTCTTTATATATAGGATCAGGCGTTTTGTAAAACTTAGGTTCTGGTCGGCTAACTAACTTGGTCTTAGTTGCTTTATCTTCAGTGAATGCACGTTGCGGCATACCGTTGTGTAATCGCTTTAACATTTCGTCAGTATAGCCATCTACCACTCTACTGGCTGTAGGATCGCTCTGAGGTTTTAGCGTTACATTGATGCCTTGATTGTGAAAGAACAATGCGTTATTAAAGTCACGTTCAAACCACTCAGGAACCATGACCATGTTAATAGTTACTTGTACATCGTGTTCTTGACATAGTATTAACTTGTCTGCAAAATCCTGCATTTTTTCAGGAGAGTCTACATGTTCGGTATGTAAGCTGGCTGTGATACTTGCTCGATGAAACTTACTGACTGCAGGGCAGTATTCTTCTTCAAACCATCTAACACTACGGCTCATATTAGTAGTCATATGCACACTGGTATAATTAGTATTCTCTGCATCATCATTTAAATGATTAAGGATGTCAATATATCCAGGATGAAAGGTAGGCTCACCTCCGCTGAGACTAAAGTGAAAACTGTTAAAGTTACGCTCACGAGCTTGACGTTTAATCTCATCAATAGTTGCTAAACATAATTCTGTTGGTCTGTGATCTTTCTTATCGCTGCGGGCATACGGCCAGCAGTAACTACAACGATAGTTACAGAATCTACCAAGTAACCAGCTTACGGTGAACAGGTCTCTGTACAGTAGAGTTCGTTGTCCTACACGAACAATGTCATCGTAGGGTATTTTTGTAAAGTCGTATGCCGACCAGCTTAAATCTTCAGACATTTCCTGGCATTCCATTTGGTGTTGGTTTAAAATAAAACGAGATTGGTTTTGATGGTTTTATAATATCAGCTTCAGTTAAATATGCAAATTGCTGATTATTATCAATTGCATGTAGAACTTTTTTGTATAATATGTTATTGTGTTCTTCACTGATATGACATTTTCTAATGTCCCACTTTGGAACGCCTTTTCTTAATTCTGCTCGGGTAGTGTTTAATAGCTCTTCTTCCTTAGCAGACACATCAGCTAATACAATACAATCATTGGGTAACTGTTGATTTTGTTGGAATGCAGGAATATATATTACATCGGGACGCACTACTGATACGTTGGATGTTAGTAACTGATTAAAAATTAATTCTTTATCAAAATCCATTACATACTTGCAATAGTCTATTGCAGCTGATAAAGTTTTATAGTCTAACGAATCTTTAGGATATCTTTTTAGTTCCGGTTCAACTGCGTGTACAAATCCAGGAATTATTTGTTGGTTTCGATCAGATAATTGTATATTAAACCTGCCTGTGCTACTGGAAATAAAGATTACTTTATCAAATTGAGAATGGTGCTTTAGAAATAGCTGGTAAGAATAATATGTGCCGGATCCGCCTTTGGCAAAATTTGTCACAGAAAATCTCCGAGTACTTGCTAAGAGTTCCGGCCATCCTGGCTCAACTTCACGGTGATATTCTTTCCATGCCAAGTAGTCACAGTCGGCGTGGCTATCGCCAAAAATTCCTATGTTCATAAGGGTATTACCTTCCAATACACGTTCCATTCCTTTGTTGGTGTTTTAAAATCTGATATACTCATACTTATACTACTTACTTTTTTGTTTATAGAATCTACTATTTTTTGATAAACCATTTGATTGTTTTCGTCTGTCAGATGACATTTTCTTAAATCAGTTAAGTTATTTAAATTAATTGTGTCCTTAGATAATTTGTAATACTGTTGTTCCATAGAGGAAAAATGATCTAACGGGATTAAGTGATTGTCTTTTATCCAAAATGCAGGCAATAATAGCACATCGCTCCGTATGCGACATATATCATCAATCATTAATTTACCAAAGATACGTTCTTTTTCCGTATCTAAAACATACGATATATAATCTTCGACTGCTTGTATAATACGTAAGTCCGTTTTGTAGTGATAAAGTTCTGACATTCGTTGGTTAAGATCAGTACCCGGCACTATATGAAACACATCGTTAGATTCTGGCAAATGTACTGCAAATCTTTCAGCGGCACTTGATACAAATATTACTCTATCAAATTGAGAATGATGTTTGCAAAATAGATCATACGAATAATATAGACTTGTGCCGCCTTTGGCAAAATTTATTACATCATACTGCTCTGCTAATAATTCAGGCCAGCCCGGGCCGTTCTGGGGTTGAATTTTTAATTTTGAAAACCACAAGCAATCTGCAAAGCTGTCTCCGAAGATAGCTATTTTCATCGTTGTAACGGGTCTACACTTAGTTCGTTGATACAAATTCCAGATGGCTGGTCAACAATCCATTTGATATAGTTTGCAGCAACATCTATGTCAAGACAAATACGATCAGGATGTTTTTCTTGCACATTAGATAAACTGCCAAAACTGATATAGTTAACCTTAGGGCCACCTTCCCACACTGCTGTAAGGCTTAGGCTATTAGAAAAATCGCGAAGTGCTTTCTTTTCTGCATTATACATCCACGAAGTAGCTTTCTTAGTTCTATCAGTAGTTGAGCCAATTGAAATAATATGTAAATTATGTTTAGCTTCAGCGGCACGTTTATAAACTGCATCGAGCAATAAAGTTTGATTAAATTTCCATAGCGCACTTGAATTAATAAACACATCAACCTCTGTACACTTGGCCACTAATTTATTATAACCATCTTTGGTTGTTAAATCGTAGCCGTTGGCTCTTGATGCGAATTCTGCATCCGGATAAATTTTATGTAATGAGGCGGCAAGTCCTTTAGTAGGATTACCTGTAATTAAAATTTTCATAGTTCAACCTTTGTGAAGTAATTGTCAAATTCAGGATATACATCTAAAATATCAGTTTTAAGATGTAGATCAAGCGTGGTAGTGTAATCTACAAATTCAGACCAGTGCTTATACCAGTCTGCAGAATTCATATAATCAACAACTTGATTTCCAAATTTTAAAATACTTCTCTTATGCAATTCTAAATCGGTGTTATGTGTATATTTTACATTCTTTGCTATGTTGTTGTCAATATCTTTGATCCATTCTTTCCATTCAGCAGTGACTTTATCTTTTAATTCTTGGGGTAATAATTTAGGATTTAAAGCTCTGGGGTATTGAACAATACTTGTATGGAAGTATGCGCCGAGACTTAAAAAATATTCAACAACACTGGTTAATCGAGTAATATTGAGCAGACTGGTTGTACAGGTTGCACTTACTTTGGTATTTGGCAATTCAATTACTCGAGCAATATTAGCTTCTACTTTATCTAAATCATTATGCACACGAACATATTGATAGCAATCCCTATCACCGTCAATACTTACACGGAGCAATACTCGTCTAAAGTTCTTCCACAAGTCTAATATGTTTTTTCCCTTGTACTCTAATGTAGTTAGATTACTGTTGTAGCTGAGCATAATTTTACCAGCATTGGGCAATAACGATTCTATAAACTTGTAATGTTTATTATGATATAACGGTTCGCCGCCGGCTAACATTACTTCAACAAGATTATCCGACAAGCTGCCAATTTCATCAATTATTTGATCATTAAGTTTTACATGCTCTTCTTGTTTTCTAAATGTACCAAGCTCTATCATTTTTTTATTTAGAGATTCATCTCGCTTTACAGCAACTTCCCAAACACTGCTGTAATCAGGACTACAATGACGGCACATTAAATTACAAATATTATCAAATCTAACTTCAACACTTTTTAGATTACCTAAAGGCATCGAATAATCATCGGCTATAGTTTCTTTGACTGTGTTAAAATCAATAATTTTTTTATAATCTTCTGTAGTCTGTTGACGTGTGCTTTTAACACCACTGTCTTCCATGTCCCAACAACTACGGCATCCCTCGGGACGTTCTCCGTTGAGTAATTGTTTACGCAATGTTTTTAATTTATCACCGTTCCATATCTCAACTATTGACTCGCTGGTATAGTCTCCAATACGGTCGGGATATCTCCAGCAAGCACTTACTTTACCTTCTTGTTTAACATTAACGTGACAAAAAGGCATGGGACAAAAAGTTTTATTATCCATTACATTCTGCCTTTATATTCTACATGATCTTTAATCTTATCCCATAAAAACGGAATATCAGTACGTAGATCCTGCCCTCTTAACTTATCAAGGTCTGCGGTGTATTCGATAAATGTTTTTAACATTATTGGATCCGCTGGGGCGTATAATGCACCTACAACTTTGTTATAAATTCCTTCAAGTTGTAATTCAACTGCCCATTGATCTTCTTCGCTACTAACCTCTGCCTTAACTTTGCTAACAAAATTTCTCTTATGGTGTACTAATTGAGCAATTAATGCTTCCTTATCAGGATAGTGACTGGCAGAAAGATATTTAGGATCATGTACTACGTTTGCAAGCATAGTAACCTGCGGCACTTCTATAACATCATTAGACTGGATTTTAGTAATGCTTAGCCACCAACCTTGTCCTTTTATTTTGTGCTGTAAATTAACCCACCAGTCAACCATTTGATCAAACTGCCATACATTATAAATGCTAATGCACGGTGCCCATTTAATAATATAAGTATCAGGGTATGTATTTTCTGCTACTAACCATTCAGTGACAGACTCTTCAACAGTAGGCCACTCGCTGGGAGCTCGAACATAATCATTTACTTTACCAACTCCGTCTACGCTTAGATTAATAACAACTTTTCCAAATTGTTTTAGTCTATCAAGTACCTTTGCTCGTGGAACCCAACTTGCATTAGTAAAAATGTCAAGAGTAATTAAATGCTGTCTACCGGTAGCAATGATAATATCAATAATCTTAATAAAATTTGGATGTAGCATAGGCTCACCGCCTGTGAATTTAATTTCTTCTACATTTTCAAAATCTCTCACATCCCAGTTTTCTTCTACAGTTATAATAGGCTTATACACTTGTCTGTCAGTATAGAATTTACTAAGAGCTGTTTCATCTTCTACCCATGTAGAACTTAGATCCGCAGTACAAGTTCTACACTTTAAATTACAATAGGTGCCAAGGGCTAATTCAAGATAACGAATCTTGCCAGGCTCTGTAATCCCATTTGCATCTATTGTATCTTGATTATCTCTGTTCCAGCGCCAGTTTTCTTTACTGCGCATACTGCGTACACGTTTCTTTGGATTTTTATATATAGAATTATATTGGAAATCTTCTTCCTGATAACATTTACGGCAACCAGGAACTCGCTCACCATTATCCATTGATGTGCGAATTTCTTGCCACTCAGGCGATTCTAATGCCTGTGTATAAGTAGTTCCTTTATTAATATTAAACTTATCAAATTTAAACGTGCCGTCGGCTAACTTATATGCTTCGTTTTTATGATCAAATCGGCAGCAAGGTTTTATTTGACCGTTTGGTTTAGTTTGGGCGTGTGTCCACGGTAGGACGCAAAATGTAGAGCGTTCGATTTTGTCACCTCCGACAAATGTTGTAAGTTCATTTTTACCTTTATTACAGGTTTGTGAACAGGTTAATAATTTTCCATCAGCTGTAGTTTTACTCCACGAGTCTTTTATAACCGATAAGTTGTCAACAACTTCTTCTAATGTATGAGTAACTAAACTAAACTTATCCCAGTCGTATTCGTCTTTAAACTGTTGTTGATTTGGGCCATTGCCGTATAGTGTTCCAACATAACAACAGGGTAATACATAACCTTCAAAATTTAAAAATAATTCTTTACGCTCTAATGATTTACATTGAATTTCTACATTATCATATTCAGAAAATCTGGCATCTGATAAATTAAATTTTTCTGGTATAAACTTATCATAGCTCTCATACGGAAGATTTGAAACGTTGTCATGCCTATATAGCGGAATAGTAGATGGTTTGAGTTCGAATACTTTTTGTCCGTTGTTCTTTACATGCCACGTACTAAATTTTCTAAACTTTTGAGTAACCTTAACTCTAAAATCAAAATTTAATTGTTTAGCATATAATTCGGCGGCTTCTATATCTTTTTCGTTATGTTCAAATACGATAAAATTCCATTGTCCGTCTCCGCCGGCAGCAGAGAATGCTCGCATATTAGCTTCGACTACTTCCCATATAACATTACGTCTATAAATATGGTTAGTGTCTTTTAAACCGTCTACTGCAAAATTAACTTTAACACCAGCTCTTGCAAGGTCAGACCAAAATTGCGGTTTTCTATAGCCTGCATTAGTATCCAGTCTAACTTCTACATTGTTAGAAATTAGATGTTGGCAAAACTCTAAAAGGTCAGGATGCATACAAGGGTCACCGTATACTCCGCTAAAATAAACATGTTTAAGTTGTTTTATAAATCTTACATTAAAGAATTTATAAAATATATCTTTACTAATATGTGACTCGATTATGCCTGTATGTAAATCACCGTCAAAATTGTAACGACTGCACATTGGACATCCGGCATTGCATTTGCCAGTTACTTCCAAATGCACCATTTCAATTTCGTTAAATTTATACATCTTTAAAAATATTCTTCATCTCTGGAAATATCTCTGCAAAGTTTAAATTTCGTTGTTTGTCGCATAGATCTAAGAATTCCTTAGTCTCGGATAAACGGTTACTCCAATCTTCACTTTCCATAAACTTTAACATGCCTTCAAGGCGATCAATACCGTATTCTGCATTGCGCCAGTCTTCAAAAGTTACTTTACCTTTATGCCACGTAGGTACACCTTTTTCCCAATTAGCTTCCCACCATGGATAAAATGCTTCGTATTTCTTACGTACTTCTTCTTTAAACCAAGCTGGTAATACTTTAACATTTAAATGTGGTGGATGATAAACAAAGTGATAATTTACGCCGCCTGCGCCAAAGGGCCACATATTAATTTTCTTGAAACCTTCTTCAAGTTTCCATTTTAAAAAGTCAGGTAGATAATAAATGTTCAAAGCCTGTACAGCACAAGCCACTGTAACTTCTACGTTATTGCCTGTTTGTGTATCAAGAATATGAAACACTTCTTTTGTGCGTTCCCACATACTTGGATAACGAATATAATGATTCATTTCACCGATGCTGTCAACACTATAGTGAAATCTAACCAACTTGAAATGCTTCCATAGATCAAATAAATCTTCTCGCCATTCAACGCCATTGCTGTTGTAGCGCAGCTCAAGATTCTTTGCATGACCTTGACGAATACATTCTTCAAGAATTTCGTAGTGTTCTTCAATAATTAAACTTTCACCACCTGCAAAATAAATCTGTTGCATGTGAGGAATCTGTTCGTAGAATTGTTTCCAGAACGTTGGATTTTGTTTATGCCAGTTATAGCTACTTCCGTTAGTACTGCCTTTGTCGGTCCACAGCATTGTTTGTTTAAGACTGGCATTTTCTACTTCGGGAAAAATTGCTTTGTAATCTTTAATCCAACCACTACTGTCATGGGGACTACACATAACACACGCCAGTTGGCATTTTGTTCCAAATCGCAAATCAATATATGCAAGCTGAGGTGGCACACCGCCATCTTCAGCAGTATCCGCAATTAACTTATCAACATCGACTCGCTTACTCCAATAGGCGGTTTCCCACTGGCGTTTACTTTTATGTCCAGCAGATTCTTCTTTGTAACATTTAAGACAACTTGGAGGTTGTTCTCCGTTAAGCATTTGCTTACGAACGTTTTTCATATAACTGCTATTCCATGCAGTTTGAAAATCGCTTACATTTAGATTATTAGGTTTACCATCATCTGTTTTTAAAACACCAACCATACCCCCGTGGAGTTTATCGTTTGTGGCTCCAACACTACTGGCATTTGCAGTACAGCATACTCGCATACTGCCGTCAGGGCGTGTACTTAGATGCACCCAGGGCAAGATACAAAATGTATCAGATGGTAATTCTTTATCAGACATAACGACCGAATCCCCAATGACGTTCAAGACAGAACCAGCATCGACCACAATGATTAGTAAAATCTAAAGTATGAATTTCACAACTTCTTGTTACAGGGAATAGTGTATCAGTTACACCAAAATGGTCATATAATTCCTTAACTCCTTGTTTGTTAAGATTCCTGATAGGTTTATTAATACATACTGGAATAAATGTTGGGGCTGGATCGTTGCGTGAATTATCACGGCCGCCGCCGTGAAATTTCCAGTCATCCTCTACGTTCATAGGAGGGTTCATAGTTTCTCCCATAAAGTGTATATCAAGTTTTCGTTCTTCATATAACTTATTACTAAATGTACTTTGTTGACTTACATAATGATCACCGTCGACTTGCCCTACATAATGTTCGTCAAATTCAACACCAGTCAATTCAGTAATTTTTTTAACTACATTTTTTGCAAAGATTTCTTGATATGGCTTAAAGTTGTTTACACAAGTAACTGGTCGTAACAACAGATCTGGTCTGTAATCTCTTTTATAAATTGCTAACATATATGCAATAATTGCACTGTCTGCGCCGCCCGACAATCTAATTCCAACTTTTTTTGCAGGTGTTTGAAACGGATGTTTTTGTACAACTGTGATATCAATAGTAACATCGCCTTGGGATGTCTTGACTGTCATCGGATTGCTTGGTACAACTTCTTTTAGTGGTAATGTGTCTGCCATTTTATTCCTTAAAAATTTTTGAATACTGGGGAACGACTGTTAAAATATTCTGTTCTCGTTCTTGGTCTAAGTACTTAGTGAATTTAATAAATTCAGGTAAAGTGTTTGAAATATCGCCGGCGTTTGCAAACTTAAGAATACTATTCAAAATAGATTCTGCATTTTTTGCAATTGGTTCGCTAAACTCGTTTTTAAAACGTATAAGCCATTCATTATAAAACTCAGATAATTCAGTTTTGATATCTGCAGGTAATAGTTTAATGTTAGTTCGTTTGGGGCCGTGTGCTACATGATGTGTAATAATAGGTCTACGCAGTGTGGAATTGATTTTAACAAATCCACTTTCTTTTAATTTCCACCACATAAATTCCGGAACATGCCATACATTGTATACCGTGACAGTAAAAGCTAACCAAGCAATTATGTTAGAATTTTTCTGCGCATATTCGTCAAGTTTTTGTAGATTTTTATAAGCCTGTGTCCATTTGATAGGCCAGCGTTGGTATTCTAATACTTCGCCCATTCCGTCAATGCTGGCGCCTACACGAACTTGTTTAAACTGTGTCCACATGTCAAGCACACGATTAGGCAAGTTACTTATGTTAGTATTATACTCTATGGTCATTTTTTTACTATGACCCGTATCAATACATTTCTGCAAGAACTCATAATGACGTTCAATCATCATAGGTTCGCCGCCTGCCATATAGACATGTTCAATATTAGGGATGTTCTTTTCTATTTGTTCCCAGAAGCTTTCAGATCCGTGCCAGTCATAGTCAGCAGTTGTTAATCGGCCTTTTTCGTTTCTAAGTAACTGCACAGTTCCGTGCGTATCTTTATAAGTTGATCCACCGTGATAGCCAACCCATTGCTCATACCAAGTATGACTATCTGTTGGGCCGCACATACGGCAAGCAAGGTTACATAAGTTACCAAAACGTAGATCGTAGTATTGTAGTTTAGAATTAGAGATTGTGCCGTCTGTAGCAGTGATATCTACTGCATTATCTAAACTAAAATCCCAGTTATCTATCTCATATTGTCGGCGACTATTAAGTCCTGCATCTTCTTCCTGTTGACAGCGACCACACTCCGAGCTCCATTCTCCGTTGAGCATGTTCTTACGAACATCTTTCATTAGCGTAGCATTGCGAGCAGATTCCATATTGTCTCGACCGGCGTTATAGGGAGTGCCATCCTCATGTCTAACTACACCCTGATTTTCTGTTACATTAGCTTGGCAACAAATACGTATGTCTCCGTTATTTCTTACTGCTTGAAATATCCAAGGAATTGGACAAAATGTTTTACTCATTAGCGCCTCTAATTAGTCGATGTTTACCGATTGGTAAAACTTTTAATTTTTCAACATTGCAAGTTTCTGCACAACGAGTAATTTTTCCGCAAGGACCTGTTGAAACATCGTTGTTCCAACTTTCAACTAAATCATTTTTAAAAAACGGCGAGTTAACAATATCGTCTATTGCTGTTACAGTCATGTTGTTAAAATCTTCTCCGTAGTTATTATACAATCTTTCTTTCAAATAATCTACCTTAACGGACGGATGTTGGAAAAATCCGTTTGGTATAAAACAACAAGGCCAAAGCCTGCTATCGTGGCTTACAAAATACATGCCTTCTTTTTTATTTTCACAAAAAATCTCAGCATGATTAATAGGCTCATACGTTGCTAATAGCTCATTCATACTTGGACTATCTACAGTTACTTTACGTCGATTATTAGTTTTACGTGTGATAATAGCTTCTGTGCCCAATGCAGAGACAACAGATCTATCTCTACGAGTTATGAATCCAGAAAATGCCATCTGTTCGCTTAATTTTGATGCTTCTTCAACTTGATGCTGATTCCACGGAAAAATTAAAAATTGCCAAACTGCATTGCCGCCAGCTTTAATAAACGCTTCTGCATTTTCGATAATTTTATTGTAGCTTGTTAGCTGTCTATAAAATTCATGGGTTTCTCCTATACCGTCAATAGAAAACAGTACCTTATGCGGAACTTTAAATTTTTTTAATATTACGGCAAGTTTTACCCATTCGTCAGTAGACCTAACTCCCGCATTAGTGTGAATGACAATTCGATAGTTTGGATTAATGTTATATGCTTCTTCTAATAGTTCAAAGAAGTCCGGATGCATTAATGGTTCATCAATGGTACCGCAGAATTCAAGCATGTTAACAGTGTGCATTGCGGAACTTGATAATAACTTTTTTATTGTAGCAACATCTACCATTTTCTTTTTTGGTATTGACGGCTTGGCTCTGTTAAAATTATTGTTGTCTGTGCGAACACATCCTAAGCATAATGCATTACACATACTGCTCAACTCAAACTGAATTTTTGTAGGTGTTTTTAAATACTCAGACATTGCTGCCCTCTAACCAAGCAAAATGATCTCTCCAATTTAAATTTCGTCGTTTGTCAATTGCAGTCAGCTCTGTTTTTAATTTTTCTACCATATCTGGATTGTGTGATGCATTGTTTATAGTAGATTGGTATCCGCGAATAGTTCGTTTATCTGATTCGTGTTCTACAACTGCTACTAATCTATCAAAGTCTGCATCAAAGAAACCTGTAGGGAAAATGCCTGGTGCCATATAAGGAGGATGCACTACAAGATTGAATGTTTGATAGATTGTTTTTTTGTTTATGCTTCTTCTAAACACATTCCATGCATTCATGCGCTCGGTTAACTCTGGAATAGTTTTAATTGTTAGGCCACTCATTGTACCATGTAATTCTAATTCAACATCTACATAATCATGCACGAGAATAGAAAAGTTTTTCTTCCATTGAGTTAAATCTATACTGTGTCTAACGTATTCTTGTTGAGAACCCCAGCAGTCAATACTGGCAGTAATTTTAACTTCTTTAAGATGTTTTCTTTGTAATAAAGAATTAACTTTATCCATGATAGTTTTAAACTTTTTCTCATTAACTTTGAGATTAGAAAAAATAGTAAGTTTTAAATTAGGACAAGGATGAGTTTCAAAAAACTCAATATTTGTTTCTAACTCGTCTTGATAAAACGGTTCACCGCCAAGAATATTATATCTTTCAAGGTTGGCAGCATTTTTATCAAGCCATTGCCAAAACTTTTCTAAAATTAGACTGTACTTATCTTTGTTAAAAATTAACTTATCAAGATATTCTTTCGAGTATAAGTTGTGTTTTCTTGCTTCAACTTCCCAGGTTGAACTGTATCCGGGATCACAGTACACGCAGGCCATATTACATAGATTACTAAAATAAACTTCTACCATAGTAGGTGTAATATTAATTGCTCGATTATTTTCCATTAATTCTTTAGGAATCCATTCTATTCGTGCATTGCCATTTAAATCTACTCGGTCACTTACGCCGCCTGCGTCTTCAATTTTTTTACAATACTCGCAACCCTTGCCTGGCCACTTGCCATCTAACATAGCTTGTCGTGTTTCCAACTTAGTAGGAGTATTGTGGAATGTTTCAAAATTAGTATGATCTACTTGATCATTCCAAGTTCTGTGACAACTCGATGTCCTACCTGTTTGTAAAAAAATTGTACTCCATGCCCATTTATATAAGCATGTAGGATCGTTAGTATTAGAAAGTTCTGAAAATTTATTTGTGGTCATTTGAATTGTTCCGTAAAGGCATCATATTTACCGCCGCAGGTCTTGGCGCATACAGCAAGTTTGCCATCTGCACAGCTTGTCTTTTTCCAACTGTCGGGCAACAGTGTTTGAAAAAACAAGCCGTCTACAATACCCTGTAACGAAGTATTCTTAGCATTGAGATTATCTTTTCCAACAGCATTAATAAGGTCCCAAATTTGACTGCTTTCTGGATGCCAGTACCACACATACATCTGTCCGGCAGTCCAACAACAAGGTTGCACTATTCCCTCGGCGCTGACGTATATGCTCTTTTCTTCGGCAACTTTACATTTGATATGAGCAGTATCCCAGTATTTTTCCATAGGAGACTTTTTATTTTCTTCTATGTGAAACACTTGCTTGCCTAAAATAGAATCTAAGTCAACTACTTTGCTTGGAAGAAACTTAATTTCGTTTGTTGTGCTGGCAATTTTACTAAGTTCTTGTAATGCACTATTTCGATATTTAGGATTAGTTGGCGGTTGTAATAAGGTAGTTTGAATACCTTTTCTATTTGCACTTTGATGCATTTCTTTAGTTACACCACTGGCATTACTAAAGAAACGTGCAGATTTTTTAAATTGAAATTTTTCAAAGCCCATTGTTTTTGCAAGTGCTTCAGCTTCCTCAACTTGATGTTCGTTGTGTGCAAATACAATATAATCCCAACGTGCTCTACCGCCTGCATTAATGAACGCCTGAGCATTAGTCATGATTTTGCTAAACACTGTATTTTGTCTGTACAGATGATTAGTATCTTCAAGGCCGTCTACACTAAAAACCACATAGCCTTTTGGTCCTAATATTGTTGCAAGATGTGCCCACCATTCGGTACTTTTAGCACTGCCGTTTGTATGCAGGCTTAGTGTCATCTTAGGATTGTGCAATCTAAAATATTGAAATATTTCAAGTGTGTCTTTTGCAGCAATTGGATCTCCATAATTGCCACACATATACATTCTTTCAAGTTGCTTGACAAAATCAACGGGGAACATAACTTCAACGTCCGATCGTGTTAGTTCAACTTCAGGCAGTTGCGGATTGTCTTCGCCACCATTGATGTTTCTGGCACACATTGGGCAGGCTGCATTGCATTTGTCCGTAACTTCAAGATGCAGTGTTTTTATATCATTATATTTGTATAACATTATTCCATTACCAATTTAACTAATGTACCGGGTCCAACACGACTTGGCAAATCACCGTATTGATTCATGTACCAAGATATTACTGCTTTGTACCATTTCTGACTGTCATGGTGTGCTTGTTGATTAAATTTATGAATATTATTATTTGTAGCACTCATGGCAGATAAGGCTCTGGCTGCTTCTTTTTGTAAAGTTCTTAAATCAAATGTTTCTAAATCAATCATGGTCTTCCTATAAGCATAACTCGCTTATATCCTTTTAACTGTAGTTCACCTTCATAAAGAATTTCTTTCATTGGAAATTTCTTCTTCATATGATCAATGCTGTGAACACAATTAATGTGTTCTGGTATATCAAATAAATTATTACTTTGTATAGCAACAATTGGATTACTTTCCATTTCTTTAAATCGAATTTGATTGTACCATTCCTCAGTCATATGTTCTGCGCTGGTGTTAATAATTAAGTCTGGCAAGAATTTTTCACTGTACGCGGTACCTTCTTTAAAATTTTCAACATCCCACTCATATCCATTCTTGTGCAAAATTAAATTACTAATATTAGCAAAAATACTTTTTACTTTGTAATTTTCTAAATTACTCAAATTGAAAATATAATCGCTGGTTTCGCAAGCTGCTCTATCTATTTCAACAATTCTCATCTTTGCATATGTACATTTCTTTTCATATATAGCTTTGAGTTGGCCAAACCAACCTGCCATTACTGCTACATTGTTATAGTGTGTATCTATCTTAGCAAGTTCTTCTATAAGCCAAATTTTGCTTTTCATTTGACTTCTGCTCAATGCGTCGTGAATTGCATTTTTTTCTTTGTTATTTTTAATATAACTTGCAAGTCCTCGAAAAATTTTATCGTTTGGAAATTGTGTATCAAGCATTGACATATATGCTGTTGAAACAATATCAATAAAGTTTCCTTCATCTAATCCTCGTAAAAAACTTTTGGCTAAATCAGCTTCTATTTCAAATCCCTCGTCTCTTAATATCTTATTAAGGTATTGTAATACAAGTTGTAACGATTGGATATTTGATGATATTTTATAAAATCCATGCAACAGGTCTGCAAGATTTTTATTTTTATTTTTGATGTCAGTTGTAAGAAATTGAAAATAAGTTTTAATTGATTCAATTTCTGGTTCAGAACTGGCTAAGGCCTTTGATAGCACATGAATCATTTCAGACTTATTAAGTTCATTAATAAATTTTAAATATTCTTCGATACCTAACAAAAATTCACTACTACTTGTACTTTCACTCATATCGATTCCTTAAATTGTTGGTTAAGCCATTCAAAATTATTAATTAATTTTAATGCTTCTATGTTTCCCACATGTTGCCTACCGTATTCTCTACCTGCGATAGCACCTTTAATAGAATATTCCCCGTGCAATCTATCAATGCCCATAGAGCACCATGCATCTAATCTAATATCAGTTTCTATTTGTTTCTGCCTATCTATTACTGCACTGGCTAACTTAGTACATTCTCTAAATGCTGATTTCCATGTGTTAAACGGATCGCTGTTAAATGCAGTTACGTTTGAAATTTCTTCTACCTTTTGAAACTTTGTACTGATGCTGGTAGTCATATCAGGTTTAGACACATCCATGTTTAATGTCATAAGTCTTGGTAACAGTTTAACTCCGCCGTTGCCGTATTCAAGATCATTAACTGGATTACAACTACGCCATACATGAACATATTCAGTATCTCGAGGAGTATACTTAAACATAAAAGTATCTAATATGATAGCATCGCCATCGACTACCCAAATCATCTCAGTAAAGCAGCGTCCTGCGGCAGTGATATGTGCTTGGTGTATTCCTTTTACTCCGTGAACTCGTTTTGCAAACGGAAATCTATTTTTTAAAAGATTCCAATGATCGTCGGCGTCAGGTTCTTGATAGCTAATGAATACAATATCGTACATTATTTTCCTACAATAAATGTATTTGGCATACGAGGAGGATTAGTATACAGAGATTTAAATAACTTACTTTGTTCAGGAGTGAATGCATCTGCCATTGATAAACTTAATTCATGTTTAAGCGTTTCGCCAATGCCCATAATTTCATAAGGCAACATTTTGTCTGTAATTTGACTATCGTCGGTTTGCCAATAAGTGTTTAACCATTTGAAATCACGCACATTGACATAGTCCCAGTCTGTGCAGTTAGTCATATAACAGCCTTGACGGGCTCCATAGATTGCCCATATACCGTTTTTAACATCAAGGCCTATGTGCATCCATACTAATAATCTTTGAAAATTTTTCCAATGTACTACTTTGCTAAAATTTAAAGGATCAACTTTTGAACCTTCGTTTAATCCCATCTTTACACCTTCGCGGAAACCTGCTCTCCATGCTTGTTGCGGAGTGGCATTATTATACACATCACTCATGCATTGTTCCATTTGTATATAATTAATATCCCAACAAAAGTCAACCTGAGTTTTAGCATTGTCACTCTCAGCAGCTTCGTGAGTTTTCATATCAAGAACTAACTTTGTCGGCCAGCATTTAATTCCGCCGTTGCCGTAGATTAATCCGTTAATAACATTTTGGGCTCCCCAACTAATTACACTTTGATTAAGATCTACTTCATCTTTGAATTCAATTTCCTGCTTTAGGAACTCGGGGCGAATTTTATTATCGCCGTCAACAACTATAAGTCTTTCTGTTTCGCAAATTCGAGCACAGGCCTTGTGTGCGGCATCACTGCCTTCAACTCCGTGGACCCGTTTTGCCCATGGCACTTTTGTTAATAAATCGGCATAATTTTCTTCTGCATTTGGTTCGTCATAACTGAGATATACAATATCGCAGTCTGTTACTTTAAATTTTTGACTCATTCTATTTCCTTAATACCGTAAGAGTTAAAACGTTTGTTTGTTACTAAACTAAACTTAGATAAATTTAGTTCAACTTTGGTTTTAAACGGTATATCTTCATTTATTTTAATAGTATCTACATGAATTGTAGTATACAATATATGCGGGTTATCTTTTTTAGAAACAAAAAACAAAAAAGAAGATGCTATCTCTAATTTATCCTTAATATCTTCCCTTACAGATATTCTCCATTTTGCTTCGCTGGTATAATGTTCTATAGTTATTTCGTTATTATAAGACTTAGTACGGGGAATTAAGTAAGGCATATTATTTTGAACAATGACTTGCTCTTCTTCTTTTTCAATTATGCCTTTACTGAGATTAAAAAAGTATTCGATAGTGTAATTATCGGCTTTTTTTGTACCGAAAGCCATGAACTCTTTAACAAGTTCTCTATCAATTTCAAAATTTCTATTAACAGTCGACGGCACGTTGCTTAATGCATGGACTTTCCCTGTTGCATCGTACTGTACATACCAATAAATTATTGTAGGTGGTCGTATAATCATACTTTAGATAACTTCAGCATCATATCTTCTGTTAGGAACTCATCTTCAACATAGTGAAACACTCCCTGTTGTTTAACATTGCCCACTATTAGATTGCAGTTATCATCTAAATAGGAACTAAGAACATGAGTCCATTTTAACGGGATAGTATTCCAGCCTTGTATAGCTGGTTTCATGTGAGTAAAACTCGGTATTATTGTTCCAGGAACAACAACTGTATCTTCACAACCCATAAATTTAATTGCAAGAGCTGCGCTTACATCTATACTGCAAAATTTTTGTGTAGAGTTAGGTAAAAATTCTTTATAAAACTCTTGCCAATTTTTAGTAATAACGTCAAGCCATTTAAAAAATTCAAATGACGTTGCATTCTTTTTAAAATAAAATGCGCCTACATATATGTTGGGTAGTTGGTTAGCTGTAAATGTTTTTCTATAAAAATCACTGGTAACAGGATTCTTTCTATAATCTACTACTGTAGATGTAAACATTAAATTATGATTAGAAAAATGTTGCCACCAATGATCGTTAGAATTTAATAACAACATGTCTACATCATATACAATGTTTTCTTTGAAAGGGCTTGCATGTATAATTTTCCAACGGTTTTCAATTTTCCAACTGGTCTCAGCAGCAAGATCACCCCATGGTATAGGAATGATATAATCAAATGCGTGTTTATACACTTCAGGAACTATATCATTGGTAATTAAACAAGTTTTATTTTCTATTTTGTTAAACCGTTTAATAGATAGAGCCAATGCGCAGGCCTGACGTACATAGTCAACGTCACTATTCTGAGCTATGAATACGTGACCTTTAGACATTTTCTATACACCTTAGTAAACTAAACTTGTTCATAACATGCATATCAAGATTATTTGTCTTAAGATGTATGTAATCACCGGGGGCGCCTTCTTTTTCAACTAAGAAATGCATTATATTACCTACTGACTTAGTCAAATAATCTCGATCAGTTATATAAAACATCTTACTGGGCAAGTGTTGAGCAAAGCCGTTGACGTCAAACCCATTCATCATATGAAGGGCAATACTAAATCCAAAATCATTTCTAAAATTAGTGCTGTGTATTTGATAGATGTACTTATAATAGTGCCAATTAGTCTTGATATGTGAAACTAATTCAAAGAAACTTTCTGTTATTTTATTTTTCCTAAACCAGAAAGCAGTTGCCCAGTAGAATGGAATTGAATACTGACTAATATGGTCAAACTCTTGTTGATCTCGCCACTGTGCAATATCGAATGAATGTTTATAAATTAAAAAATCTTGAGGCTGTAGCCAGCAATACTGTAACGTAGGAGAGTTAATAATATAATCAACATCAATTACTAATGTTTCGTCGTATGGAGATAGTAAAAATGCATTAGACCTGCTGGTGTTGTTCCATTGTAAGTTAACACTTGTTTCTGCACCATCGTAAAAGTATTTGGTGTAAGGTGATTGCTCATCTATTTCAACAATACAATCAACTACCTTCTCAGTATCATTAATTAACAGTTGAGCTTTATTGTTAGTAACTACACATACAGGTTTATTAAGATGCTCTTTTACTCGTGTGGCTGCATAGACTGCCAACTTAGTGTAATCAACTATTGAATTATTTTGAGCAAATAATAAAACTCCCTGTGTCATAGACTCATAATGCCTTCAACAGTTCTATTCTTTCTCAAAGTTGAATAGGCAGTGTAGTATGCATTTATTGCATATTGGTAAGTTGCTAACGCTGTTTCAAGAAACTTATCAAGATTATCAATATCAATAGGCAACTCGTTAGTATCAACTAAAACTGCGTTGTTAGCGTCACTAATATCAGTCAATGTTTTTACAAAATTTATCAATTCTCGAGTAGCTGTAAACATGCCACCATTATGATAAAAAATTAAACTTTGATGATATTCTTCTTTAAGAATTTGCTTTTGGCCTGATAAGGTGGCCATGTAATTGGCAATGCCAAATGCTTTTTCAATCTTTTCGTCCACAAAAAACTCCCAGGAATATAGTATATATTACTATATTTGTCTGGGAGTTGTCAACTCTTTTGAAGTTTTTTATACGAGCCAGAGTCCTACTGAGCCCGTCGGAGCATTAACGCTGACGTTACTGCCAGTTGGTTGTGTGTAACGTGCAACAATACCAATGGTACCCGTTACTGGTTCGTCAATTAATGGTCCGTATGGCGGAGGAGGTGCGCCAACTGGAAGATCACCTACATCTAAATCTTGATAAGAGAAAGTAAATTCTAATGTGTATGCGTTAGTTTTCTTAGCTGAGATGTAAAATCTATTTTCTGCATATTTAGATGCAGAAGATGTTTGAACTAATAAGTTTGTGCCGCCATTTACACCGGCACCTGTAGCCGGCAATGTACTGTAACCAGTACCAGTTGCAATACTGCCGCCGCTGTTGTACGATCCGCTTAACAAGCTACTTGAAGAATTTCTAAAATAAAACTCGCCAATACCGCTTAACATTGATGTCCAATCTGTGTCTTTTGAATTTGCTGCTGTGCCAGTTCGTGACGTTGTAAACTGTAGTGCGCCGCCTGCGTTAAAAAATGCACGAGCGTGATTAGTTGCCGATATGGCTCCATAGCCTGAAAACGTTACCGTGATAACTATCGATCGAGATTGTTGCAAACTTGTTCCGCCGAAAGCGCCAGTGATAGAAGGCTGTACACCAAGTAAAGCAATGTTAGGTGTTAATTCAACTGCAAGGTCTCGTTGACTGTTTGTACCGGATGAGAATTGAGTATACTGATCTCGAATACTATCACTAATAGTAGTACTGCTGGTAATAATTTGAAGTACTTGATATGGTGATCCACGGTTAGCAGAGTTACTTGCAAGTCCATCAGTAACAGCGTTACCTGTTTGGTGCATACGAGCTCTTGCAAGATCAGATCTTAAATTATTCCATTGTGCGGCTGTAATAACTGCGCCAGGGCTAACTTGGGCACTTGCAAGTGTCTGCCCGTAACCGCTGGTGCCTGTTCCAACTCCGAGAATATTTGATATCGAAGTTTGGACATTATTATAGTCTGCTGTAGTGGCTCTCGAGCCTACTGCCATTTCTGCCATTTTAGTTGTTCCTTATAATATAATTGCTTCGACGAGTTTAATTCCGTCATCGTCGCTGTTTTCAAGTGCGATAGCAAACGTATCTGGGAAACTACCTGCTCGTATAGCCATGTTCTTCAATATAACATGGGCTGATCCTGCACAACCGTTGCCTGCTGCTATTAATTTATCACCTTTACGTACTGGCCCTAAAACTTTTACCGGAACGCGGCCTTTTAAAGCGATGTAAGTACCGCCTTCTAATCCTGCATTCATCATGTAAGCTGGGCTACCCGAAACAGCACCAAATGCTCGTTCGCCAAGTTGACAAGCTGTGACTTCGGCTTCGCCGCCTACAACAACTACTGTGCCAATTTCATATTCTTCGTCTGCTAAGTATTTTTCGGCTAAGTCAGCAAACAATGCTGATGTTGCTGTGCCTTGGAACAGTACTGCATTTAAGTTGCCGTCAAAATCTCGACAAGCAATAGTATTAGGAGTACCAACTCCTAAGCTATCTACCTTAGCTATTCTATAAGTTCCGGTGCCAACTTCTAACGAGCCAGCTTGTGTTGCTGTAGTAGCAGTTCCTGCTGAAGTCGCTGAGCCAACAATATTAATTGTGTATGATCCTGATAAACGAGCTGCCGGAACTGTTCCTGTTGTTAACTCTGTAGCATTTAATGCTGTTATGTTTGCTCCGTTACCGTAAACTGATCCAGCATAGACATTTCTAAACTTAGTCAACGCGGCACCTAAGTCAGTAGTAACATCGTTGCCTGGCAAAATGTGTGCGCCTTGCAACGTCATAGGCTTATGGGGCACTGCTGGTGCGGCTGAATTATAAGTTTGGAATTTAATTGTATCGTTATTTAAGGTTTTAACAATTGGAGTAATTGAATCGGTAGGATCAATAAAAACTGCAAGGTCATTATCGTCACCAAGTACCCAGCCTTCGTCGACAAAGCTAACAATACTGTCAAACTCAATACCGCCAGGAGTTATTAAAACAAAATCGCCAATTCCGTGACCACCTAATTTTAAAGCGTTACTGGTAGTTCCCCAGATAATTCTACCAGAGCCAATGTCTGTAATACCGTCTGAATTGTCAGTGTTAACTAACGTAATACCTTCTTTAATTGTGCCAAATCCGGGAATTGCGCTGGCAAGGCTAAGAGTAAACTCGTCTGCCGAGATTATCATCATTACTTCGCCGTTAGTGATACCTTGAACAATAGCATGACTTGCGCCGGTAGCATTGTCTGTAACGCTAACTGATTTCATTTGTGTTGTGCCTAATCCAGCAACACCTTGTGGACCCACTAAAACATAAGATAATCCATCGTATACATATAACTGTTTGTTATTTGTTTCCCACCAAAAGTCGCCCTGTCCAAGGCCTATTGGGCCTGTAGGACCAGCTGCGCTTTCAGCTCCGCCAGCAGTTCTCCAACGTGCAGAGGACGCATCGTAAAATTTAATTTTCTTTGTAGAAATGTCGTACCAAATTTGACCTGTTATAGGGCGCGGTGGTGAAGCACTTCCTGCAAAATTTTCTAATAAGTGTACAAAATTTTCATTCTGAACTTCGCCGTAGCCTGCGTAGTTTTTACCTATCAATTTGATATCGAGAGTACTATCAATAGTACCATCCTCAACTACTGCTATCGTTGTTCCATTGTATTTGTCTATGCTATACGACATTTTGATTAACCCCTAAACTCATATATTTATGTAATAAAGTATTTGTATATCACCACAAATCCCGCCATACTGTACCGTCAAAAACTTTTGCTTTCAATGTATCGGTATCAAACACTACTTCACCTGCTTGCACAGCAGTTAATGTAGCTATGCTGGCTGCCGAGTATGTTGGCAATCTAAATCGCGGGACAGAATTATTATTGTCTAATCCGCAATTTTGCCACAATCCTGTGACACCATCATAATATTGAACCATTTTTGAGGTTGAATTATAAATCAACCCCCTGTATGATAACGTATCTCTTGTAGAAGTATCGTATGCTTTTAACTGCATAGGAATGTTTAACTCAACATTTCTTGCAGCACTGATTTGTAACGATAGTGCGCTTAGAATATTACTTGTAGTTATATCCCCGACTATATTACCGGTTACATTGCCAAGTAAGTTGCCAGTTACATTTCCAGTTATATCGCCAGTTACGTTCCCAGTTACGTTGCCAATTACGTTTCCAATTAACATGCCAGTAACTGTTCCGTTTACGTTACCGGTTACGTCCCCAACTAAGTTACCAGTTACATCTCCAGTTACATCTCCAGTTACGTTCCCGGTTAGATTACCTATTACGTCCGCGGTAATGATACCGCCAACAATATCTAAATTCTCAACATATTTCCATCCTTGCGGGGCATTAGCATAGATTAAACCAAATGCATTGTCAGCTTTGTCAAGTACAAGATCCGAATTTAAAGCAAGAATATTATCTAATTTAATATCAAAGATAAGATCGTTAGCCGGACTTACTCCGCCAATGTCAGTACCAAGAATCTTAATTGTGTTTGTGTCAAGGTAGTTGTTGCCTTGCTCCACTACTGTTATTGTAGTATTTGCTGAAGTATATGTAGTTCCCGTAGCAGTTAACCTAACGGTAACTTCTAAACCAGTACCTATACCGGTAACTGCTGTGGTAGGCACTGCGGTATATGTCCCTATGGAGCTAAATCCAGAAGTGCCGCCAAGCGATGCAAGATCCGGTTCTCTATAACGTTTAATTGTTAAGTTGTCAGTGTCAAATGTACCGTCTAAATCTATAAAACGTATTTGATCACCTACAGCCGGTGTTTTAGGTAACAGTATAGAAATTGGCCCGGAGTTAGTACTTACTAATAATCTATCTCCAGCAGTTGCTTGATAGTCCGTATTTACTACAACCCAAGAAGATCCTAATACTCCAATAAGGTCATCAACGTATGCTTTGTTAACTGCATAAGTTCTTTGTGCAGTTACCGCAGGGTTAGGATCCGGTGTTAATACACTGGTAATATAACTCGATGCAACGTCAACTGTGGCAGTGCCAAATGGACTAATAACAACGTTACCTGAAGTAGAAGTAATTGTATTACCAGTAGCTTGTAAGTTTCCTACACGTAAAGTTGTAAGTGTGCCTAACGAAGTTAGACTACTATTAACTACAGTTGATCCAAGTGTTGATGCCGTTAAAATATCAGTGCCGTTAATTTTATACGACTTACCAAATCCAATATCAAAATTTTGATTAGATGTCCACGAATCAGTAGCGTCATTCCAAGTTAATGTTTTGTTAGTAGTACCTCTTAAAGTAAAACCGCCACCGTTAGCAGTTACATCAGTAGGAGATGCAGTATCGCCAAGAATAATATTAATGTCATCAACTGAAAGTACTGTAGAATTAATTGTAGTAGTCGTGCCGTTAACAGTTAAGCTACCTTCAATGATTACATTGCCAGGAGCAGCTGGTGTACCAACATGCAACATTTGTTGCGGATCAGCATTAAAAATACCTACCCTGTTAGATGCAGACTTAATCATAATTGCGTCAGCAAATGGCAATATTGACGACGGGCGTGTAGTTATTTTAAAATCTTGGCCAATAGCATTACTTCGTATTTGCATTGTACCTGCAGATACAACAATAGTATTTTCATTGCCAACACCTAATGATAACGGTACAGGATTATTAATAGTGATGCTGCCAGTGGTGACATTATCATCATCTGTAAACATAAAACTTGATGCAGGTTTTAATTCACCTACTGCATTAACTAATGCATCAGCACTTTCTGCTCGGGCGTGTATTTTAAACCCGTCAAGTGATCCGGCATTGAATCCTGTTTTGATTGACCCAGTGTAACCTGGTATTAAACTTGCAGGAGTAAATTCTGTGTATTTGCTAAAGATACCCATTAGCGTTTGGCTTGCCCAAACTTTAACAATTACTCGTGAGTTTCCGTCTGTATCTGCTATTGTCTCTACATCAAATCCAGACAACCCTTGACTGTCTTTATAAACTGGGCCTGCAAGAACTCTGTCTGTACCATCATAAAAATAAAGTTGATTTTCGTTACTGTCAATCCAGAAATCACCTTGTATTGGATTTAACGGTGCAGTGCCGCTAACAATGGGGCCGCTGCCGATTCTAAATCCGTTGCCGTCGTATACTTTTAATCTGTTTTCACTTAGATCGAACCATACTTGGCCTACAATAGGATTGTTAGGCTCGCTGGTACTGGCAAAATTTTCTAATAGTTTAACAAAATTTTCATTTAAATATTCGCCGTAGCCTGTGACATTTTTACCTATAAGGGCTAAATCTGTAGCAGTAGTATCTACTGCACTGTCAATGACTTCTGTTAATAGACTGCCGTCTGTTTTATTAATCTTGTAAGTCATTATAAAATCCTACCAGTAAAAATAACATAGTTAATTGTTTGATAAGGGTTCATTATATCCACTGGCTGTCCAAGACTACCTGTAGTTTTAATGCCGCCGCTATTCTTTAAGAAATGTCCTCTACCTGAAGTAAAGTGAACATTGCCTTCTGATACTTCTAATTCTGGCGGAGTGCCGTCAGCATCTCTCAGCGCATAATATTGATTGTTTGATGTATCTTTTAAATCATGTAAGTGCTCAGGTAGCTGATTAACTCCGAGTGTTTTTTCAGCTGTTCCGCTAACGTTACCAATCGTAGTTGCACTGGCTACTCTGCCAGCTGCTCCGCCGCCTGCATCTATGAGACCTAACGATCGTAGAGTTAACCCAGTAGCAGCTGGATACGTAGTAGTCTGCGATTGCATAGAAACTGTAATTGTTGTATATCCAACTGAAGGAGTATTATTTGCTACTGCTGTAATAATTACAGGGCCGCCTGTGATATCAAGGCCTGAACCTTCAAGGGCTTTACCTGCTTGAAAAGGTCCATGTATTGTGGCAGAATTTAAAATAACAAAGGTAGTAGAAATTGAACCTATGGCTGTTATTGCTGCTCTTGATGCATTCGATGCAGTAATTTCAAGATTAACAGTATTAGCATTATCCATGTCATCACGACCCAACGGAAAGCGGCCTCTTAAGTCTGGTAATGCAAATGTCTGATATCCTGTCAACAATCCTGAAGCCTTATATTTGTATCCAATTATGCTAAACAAATCACCATATACGCTCTTACTTTGTTCGCTGCCGTCGCATAATAAGTAACCAGCCGGCGGAGTGTCGCCACCAAAGGGCATAATAGATCCTACTGGTACTGTTCCTGCTGTGGAAAATAAAGTTGCTTTACTAATCTTTCTTAGTGTAGGACTTGCTGTTGCTCTGTAAACAAGAAAATAATCAGCATCGCTTGATGTAACAAGTTCTGTTTTGTCTGCAATAATACTATCGCTAATAACTGTTGTAAAACTTCCGCCTGGAGTAACAGTAATAGTGCCAGTTGCTGAAGTTCCAGAACTAACTGTTGCTCCAGAACTTTGATATGTAAAAGTAGACGGGCCAGTAATTATGATTGGTGTACTAATTGAATTAAATGTAGCATTTGAGCAACTTACAGAAACAATATAACCTGTTACATAAGAATGAGGAGTAGTAGTTGTAATTGTTGCGATACCCAATGCATTTCTGGCAATGGTAAGAATATTTTTTGTTTCAACTAACGACGATCCGTTAAACGGAATAGTATTGCTGGTAACATCACCAGTCATAGAAAACGCAGATGTGTTAGATAGTCGGGCAGCTGAACCGTTTACGTTACCAGTAAGCCCGCCTTCGAAGCTACCAGTAAACACATCTCCGGTAAAGTTTTTAGAGTATACATGTTTAAATCTTAATCCAGACGAGCCTATATCGTGATATTCATTTCTGCTTGATGCAATACCAATACCTGCAGTTGCAAAAGCGCCAACTGTTAAGTGGCCGCTTATTTTAGTATTTCCGCCTACGTTCAGTGCGCCACCAACGCCCACACCGCCTAATACAACAATTGCTCCACTATTTGAATCAGTTGATGCAGTTGTATTCGTTGAAGTTAGTCGACCGTTAACTTGGAAGCTACCGTTAATATCAAGTGTAGCTGTAGGGTTAGTATTAATACCAACTTTACGATCACCGGTAACTGTTATTACAGTATTAGAAATGCCGCCTGTGGTAGTTGTTTTTAATAAGATAGGACTGCCAGGAGTTTTATGATTAAGGATGGCGCCCGATACTGAAGTAGTTAATGATGTTTCAAGTGACGAACCTATAACAATGCCGCCACCATTTCGTACATTAAGTGTATAATTTGTTGTGCTAACTGCATCGCTTCTTAAAAAATTTGCGGCTGCAATTGTATTATTTCCTATGACAAGTGCATTAGATTTTTCACTTGTACCCCAAAACTTGTTTAACATTGACCCATCAAGGTCAAAGTCGTACCCTGATAAATTAATACCTTGTCTAAGAATATCGAATCCAATAATTGATACTTTAGGTGTAAATGTATCTTTGCTAATAATGATTACCGGCAAGTCGCTAACATAAAAAATTAAAACAGTTTTTGCTGTATTAGTATCTCTATCAATAATGGGTTCAGCTTTTAGTCCCGAAAGACTGCCTTCACTAAATTGTGGGCCAACTAATACCCATCCGCTACCTGCATACAAATACAGTTGCTGATTAGCAATATCAACCCACAAATCGCCAAGAACACTGTTTTCGGCGCTGGGTTGGATTGTGCCTTTCTTTAAGTTGCCGGCTTCAGTCCATCGGGTGCCGTCGTATACTTTAAGTTGAGGGCGAGCTGGACTTACAGAAGTACCAGTATCATACCATAATTGTCCTCTTATTTTATTCGGAGGTTCAGTTGGGCCTGCGAAATGTTCTAAGAGTTGTAAAAAGTTTTTACCAATACTTTGAGCATAGCCTGGAAAGTTTTTACCTACAAATGTTAAGCTGGTGTCATAATTATTAAGAGTCTGATCCGGAACACTAATCGGATCTGGATTAGTTGCGGTATCAGTAAACGGAATTGTATAAGCCATTACGCAACCTCACTTAAACCCGTAAGGCTTTGAATTCTAACAGTATAATCAATTTGAATAAGTCTATTCAAAGATTTTTGCACCGGGTGAAAGATAACGTGAGTTAGCAGGCGGGGATTGCCAGATGTACTGAAAGAAACAAGACCTAACTCATCAAATACATAATTACTGTCATTGTTGCTGGTATTGTCAAAGGCTTCTTGGCCGCTTGGTTCGCCGTAGTCTAATAAACAGGTAACAAATACATCAGTGTAATTTTTTCCAGTAACGTGGCGTGTCTCTACTCTGTTTCGAACTGGGTCCAAGTTCGATGATGTTCTATCATTAATAACTTTAGAATATGTTTGATTATACAGTCCGGCATTTGTGCCTGTTGAATTAGGAGTAAGGTATGTGATAATGCCGGTTGGATCTACACTGGTGCCGCCATTGCCGAACGCCATGGTATTGATAAATCCTTGGCCTTGATTGGCAATGCTATCAGCAAGAGCAATACTCATATTTTCATAATGAATGGCATTACGCTTGTTAATTGCTACTTCGCCTGTTTCGGGATACCAAATTTTGATATGCCCTTCTATGTGAATTCCGGTTAGATCTTTACCTTGCATGTTCTTCTCTTTGTTGATTATAGTCTGCCTACTACTACTTCAATAACGCCTTCAGCACCATCAAAGTCTTCGAGAGCTTTACCAATTACAGAACCAACTTGTGGAGTCTGTGTTGGACGAGCAAAGCCGCCGCCTGCGCTTACTAACATGTCACCTTTACGTATTGTTCCTCTTACTTTACATGGTACTCGACCTTGTAACGCAACAGTTGCAACATGAGTACCTTGTAGTGCATTATTCATAATGAAACCCGGATGTGACGAAACTACGCCTGCAACTCGACGAGTATCGTCTTGTGCAATGGTAACTTCGTGGGAGCCGCCAAATTCAAGAACTGTGCCCGGAGCATATGTTGCATCAGCTGTATAACGTTCAGCTAAGTCAGCAAATAAGGAACTTGTTGCAGTACCTTGAAACAATACTGCATTTAAATTGCCGTCAAGATCTCTACAAGCAACGGTATAAGCTGTGCCTTGACTTGCTTCATCAATAGCTGCTTGTCTGTAGTTTGCACCAACCTTTAATGAATCAGATTGTGTTGCAGTAGCAGTGCCGGTTGCACTAAGAACACCACTGACTATTTCAAGTCCGTTTCCTACTTTAACACCTCCTAACACCGTGCTTGATGCAGCAGGAAGCGTGTAAGTAGACGCTCCGGAAATAACTCCCGAACCGTTAATTGTGATAGATGTACCGTCAACCCTTACACCGCCCAATGTTAATGTTGATGCAATTGGAAGTGTATAATTTGCGCCGCCTGCTTGTACTGTAGTAAATTGTAAAGTACCGTTACCGTTTGTGCTCAATACTTGTCCAACTGTTCCGTCAGCTGCTGGAAGAACAAATACTGTAGGCACAGCATTATCGGCCGCAGCCAGCTCGGTATAGCCGGAAACTGCGCCTAAAAGTTTAAGATTTGCCATTTTTGAATTACTCCTGATGATGTATTTATTTAAAAAATAACCCACGTACTTAATGGGGCTATCTCTACAGTGACGTTGCGATCGATAGTTATAGGACCGATACTTGACGCTATTTTTCCATTGGCTATACTGTAATTATCGATAATTAGTGTATCTTGCTCTTGAATTGGAACAACTGGCGGTGGTGGTGGAATATAAACTTCGCTCACACCTGGGGTATAGATAGTCCAAGTTGCTGCTTTTTCAATTGTAAAAGTTGCAGTTCTACCGATAGTTACAGGGCCAACACTGTATAAAACCTTGTTATCAGCAGTGGTATAATCTTCATCGATTAACTGATTCCCTTCAACTACATAAGTTTTTGCTTCAGTTGATAGAAACGAATTAGTCATTACTAATCCGTATCCCACTTTGATGCCACCTAATACTGATTGAGTTGCTGACGGTAACTGGTATACTGGAATTGTGTTGTTTAAAACGCCATTAGTGTCTATTTGCAGGCCGGTGCCAACTTTTACAGTACCTGAAACAAACCTACTTGCAACAGGTATTACTAACGAGCTAAGATTTAATACACCTTCTGCAGATACAGTAAGTCCGTTGCCTACAATGACGCCACCGAGCGAGCCATTAGTTGCTGCCGGTAATGTATATCCGCTGTAGTTAGATACTGAAACTACCCCTGCTTGATTAATTTGCAACCCGGTGCCAATTTTTACTGCGCCAGCGGTTACCGAAGACGCTGTCGGAATCATTGCATTTCTTAAATCAGAAATGGTAATTTTCTTAGAAGATGTGCTATCTGTAACTACAACTACAGAATCGGCTGCGGGAGTTACAATGGTAGGTAAAGAGTTAATTGTTGCCATATTTTAATATTCCAGTGGTTCTCCGTCGCCGGTTTGTAACGGATTTCCGTCACTACTAACTATTCTGTTTTCATATTTATCCAGGTATGTGTCTACCCAAGGACTGGCGGCTTCTTTAATAAAGTTAGCAACAATATTGTTAGACTTAGCTAATCGCTGTCCAACATCATTCCAAAGTTTACCTTGCTTTTTAATTACGGAAATCTTTACGCCCATAGGAGGGATAGTTGTTAATCGAAGCTCTGCTCGACCTGTTATACTAAATTCAGCGGGCAACGTGATGTCTCCTGCTGTACTTTCTGGATACTCGGGGTCTACTACATTTCCTTGATCTAACTTTCCGTAAATCTTATATTGATTTTTCTTAAGTCGTAGGCCGCCTACAAATACTTCCATATCGTTTATCTTTGGAATGTACGGCAGTGCAACTATTCTTGAAACACCGTCAGACGTGTGTGTTGTAACAATAAATTCATCCTTGTACGGAATAGTTTCACTTGAGCCTATATTTTGTACATTACTATCCTTACTGTGGTATGCAGGAACACCTGTACCTAAAGTACCTCGACGTATCTGGCTTAATACGTTACCAACTTTAACAAAGTATTCAATACGCTCGCCATTGATTTCGATAATGCCAGGAACATTTTTTGCAGCATTTGGAGTATCCAACACTGTAGAATCATCTACAGTAATACTAACATCAAACTGAGTTAAATCCTTTGACAATAACGTAGACTTAGCTTTGTTAAGGCGTTTGTAATGCACACGATTCAACATGTCTTTAAACTGCATGTAGGCAAAATTTTCATGGACTACTGTGTTAGTAAAGGCCATTATTTGAATAACATCAGTATCGAATAAGTAATCTTTTAATCTAACTGTGATTAGATCGTCTTCTAAGACATAGTCAATATTATGCATTAAGAACTCGCTGTTCTTAATTACCCAAACAAAGTCGCCAGCTACTGCGGTGTTTCTAAGTTTAAATAGTCCACCAAGTTTTCCAGATAACTCATAATATTCAGTAGTGCCGTTTGTAACAGAGATAGCAGGAACTAATGTATCTATTGTACGCTCGATACCTAATATATTGTGATTATAATAACTGGTAATTGTGATAGGTGTGTTGTTAGCAAATATCTTATTAAAAGTTATAGTGTTATTAGAATTAATTACGTAGTCAGCATCGGAGTCTACTAATACAGTTAGCTTTGCATTATTAGTAAACATGCCTGGTTTTAAATTAATTGTGATGTTAGGATGATCTTCTATAAGCTCAAACTCTGCAGTAATCGCAGCGGCAGTGCCTGTTCCGCCAACTAATACAAATGGTGCTGTTGGAGCAGTTATGTAGGAACCTGCATCAATTAATTCAATTTGCTGAATAGTTCCCATGCCGTTAACTTGTGAGACTTGAAACTTAGCTCCGGAACCAGACGGTCCGACGGTGCCGCCTTCTGCATCTAATGTTTCACCTAATACATATCCAGTACCGCCGTCTATTATTATAGAGCTTTCTAACACACCGTACAATGAATCAGCATAATCAAATAACACAGTATATCCTGGGCCAAATGTTAATAAATTTGCATTTTTGTAGACTTTGATATCGCTGGAATCAATGCTAACTCCAACATACTTATGGTCTGCTAATGAATAAGACAAGTTACCATTTTGCATTGTAAAGTAAGTTGCGCTGGCTGGTTTTAAAATTGTTTGATTATTTTTAACTAATACATTTTGATCAAGCGGCCTATTAACGCCCACAGTGTTAGTTAGTTGATAAGTGCTTGTGCCAGTAACGTAAGTTATAGTTTCATTTTTAACCACGCTGGCGGTTTTCTCAATATCAGCTGTATCTATAATATAATTAATAATTGCGCCAGCGGCAGGAGGCTCAGCAAATCGTATACCGGTTCGAGATCTCCACGTTTGTCCAACTATAGCAGTGTACTGATCGTCAGTGCTGAATAACAAGTAGTCTGTAATTTGTCCGTTAACTAAAACTGTAGACGACATAGTAGGCAACCAATTAGCTCGTGTAATATATTCTGTAGTTGTACCATCTGACACAAAATAATCAAGATCAAGAACATTGGCAGAATTAAAACTAATACTCATAATGCTAATTGTGTCGCCTACATTCGGTGCTGTAATAAAACTAATTAGATTATTTTGATAATCAATTGCGTAGTCTGTAACTATTTCTAATACAGTATTTTCAACTTTAACAACTACTGAGCTGTCATTTGGAAAATATTGTCCGATGACATAATCTGTAGTCGATCCATCACCTTGATAGTTAGTAAACAAGATATTTGGACAGCCGCCGCTTGGTCTATGAAAAACCTTAATAGCAACAGTGTCCATTACTTGTCCAGGTACTACTTCTTCCGGAGCATTGCTGGTAGTTGCACTTACAAGATCGTCGCCGTCAAGTATAATGTCATCAGGTGCTACACCTGTTGCTGACGAGTATGCTAAGTCGCCGCCTGTTAGTTGAGTGTCGTACTCATCGTCACGTGGAGCATAACTGCCGTCACTGGTATCTTTACGGAATATAATTCTATCATTATAATCTAAATTTGCAGTTGATGGTAAAATAATAATATCAACTTCGCCATCGCCAACGAACGTTGTCATTATAGCGTTGTTATTTGTTTGATTTATAGTGGCAAAATCAGGGTCATCTATTCTAATCGAAGGCAAGTACGATGCAGTATCTGTATCAAATTTTGAAACGTATACATTAATATCTTGTTCCAATTCTGGAACATATGGCATACGGAATTCGTTAATGTATCCGGGACTTGTAAACACAAGTGGCCAAGTGATATTAATTGCACTTGCAAAGCCGATGCCCCAACCATTGAATAGGCTATTATGTCCCGAAAACGTAACAGTGTATTCGTTGCCGCCGGCATCGGTCATAATCCAGCCTGGCAAGATTTGGGTAGTTTCGCCATCTTCTACTAATACATATCCAGAACCTACAGGCGGTGTGGTGCCATTAACATCTACTAATACTTCAACTCGAGAACCAGTGAATGTTAAAATATAATCTTCAAAAGTAGGATCTACACTGTCCCAAGATTCAGTAAACCACGGAAGGGCATCCCATCCTACACTGATACCAAAATCAAGACCAGTTATTTGAACGCCGCCATAATCAACTCCAGACATTAACTGTGCAAAGTCTTTACCTAACATGCCTGTTGTAGGATTGTAGTAATGTGTAATTCTGTCTGTTGCAGATAAGTGTCTAAAATCTTTTTTGTACTCAACAAGAATACTTGCGCCACGTGCAGGCGCAGTTTCAAACGTAATCAGTCCTGAATAACTGGTGTAACCTAACTGTGTAGCAGTGCCTCTACCAAGTTCAACTTCAGCTAACAAATATTGATCTCGTAACAGTTCAATGCCGTTTACTGTAACATAAGAATTGCCTATGTTAATATCTGGACTCCATCGTAAACTGAATTGTGTTCGAGTACCTGTTCCTGTAAATGTTTCAATTTGTGTTAAATTTGTAATTTCATATGTTTTAGAAATTCTATCAAATTTAATTTTCATACGTGACGAACGAATAACGCCGTTGCCTAATTGTGCGACTACTGCGGCGGCTCGGCCTGTAGCAAGATTAACTCCTCCAACAATGCGCACACGGGGAGTGGTAATATATCCAGAGCCCGGATTAGTTAAATCTACACGGTATACGCTACCGTTGGCAATATATGCTTTGGCCTCTGCTGGAACGCCGCCAGGTAGTTGAGGGCCAATAATTTCTACAACTGGGCGTGTTACATATCCTCTGCCATTTGCAATAACCTGTAATGATGTTATTTCAAATCCAAGATTATCTTTCCAGAATTTCCAAGGATACGTATTAATTTCATCATACGATGTTGATACCTGACCAGTGTTTGTTACATTAACTGTTAACGGAGTAACATTCAATGCTTCATCAATCACTGGCAACAAATCAAAATCAGTTACCGCGGTTTCTGAATTTTCTAACTTAGCATAGTTACTAACGTACTCTCGTATGGTTGTACGATAAGGTTTAACTTCTTTAATATATTCTTCAAAAAATTCAAGATTGTCACTGTTATACGTGACCTTTTGTTGCAACTCGCCTACGTTATGCATACTCTTAACAAAACTGGTTTTAAACGCCCAGTCAAGGAAAGTTTGTTCGTACATTGCATATCGCACACTTGAAAAGAATAATTTTAAATATTCAATTCTTAATTCATCAACTAATATATTGTCTCGTAATGTGTTAAGTATAATTCTAATTTCAGTTGTCGGACTATTATCAAACACATCTGAGTCAAACAACGGACCATCATATCCTAATGTAGTGTCGGCAAAGTTATACAGCTTATCCGAAAACTGTATTGTACCATTTTGGCGGCCGATGACTTTGAAATTCAAAGTGTAATCGATTGTTTGCAAGTCGCTGTATTTTTCCAATAACAACCATCCGCCTGATCCAACGTTTCTAACTTTGGCAATTTCACCAATGCTTATATCTGTAGTAACAAGCTCGTAGGTATTTTCTACAAGATAATCAACTTTGATAAACTGGTTATACCCTGTGTCAAACCAATCAATATAGTCCCAGTATTTTCTTACGTTATAAGATTGGCTTCTGACACGCAACCATTCTCTGGCTGCAAAATTCCAAGAGTATACACTCCATGTGTCAATTGTAGAGCTATCGCTTAATACTAAAACGCTGAAGTCTCTAACTGACATAAACGTTTGCGCATCGTATCCCTCACCCTGATTTAAAATCACAGTGTCAACAATGCCGCCTGTAGTATCCACAATAGTCTTAATAACTGCGCCTGCGCCGCTGCCAAATATCTTAGCATTAGGACCATACCACAACACTGGATCACCGTCAATGTCTACGCTGTCTGATCTCAAACTTACCGGAACAGGGGCTAACTTTCCGTAGCCTGCTCCGGCTCGCATAATATTAACAGAAGTTACTCGGCCGTCTTCTAATACAGCATCTAAACTTGCAGTTTGAGCTAACACTGTAGAAACAAATCGTAATTCAGCATCAGTGTCAATTGTGATGTCCCACAGTCCTGTAATTTTACTTGGGGCAGCTTCGTATTGCTCTAAGTCAGAAAGGTCATAGTCGTCGGCTATAAGCACATTACGTAATGAAGAATTTGTTCTTTCAATAACCTGTTTAAGTGCTTCTATACGATTTACAAACATGCTCTGACGTGGGCGGAATTCTATTCCGTAACGTTGTTTTGTTGGTAAGTTTATGTCAGGAACTACTCTGTCATTTGCATCTTTACCAACCAGGCTGTGAAACCACTTAGTTTCTATTGCTGTAGGAATAATAGTATTTCTATTAGTGCTTAATAGTTTCCACTGGCTATGGAAGTTGCTGTTAGTTACATCCGATAACCAATATTGTACACTTAGTACAACGTCAGTGCCTTGCAAGTATTGTTCGCAATTAATTAAACTAAAACTATTTGTACTGGTAAACGCAATGCAAGAATAACCGTATCCTACCGGATCTGATATTAGATTTGCAACATCTGATGAACTCAACTGTCGACCTTCTATGTTTGGAGTAATTTTTTTATTCTTTACCCAATAGTAATATGTTTCTTTAAATGTTTTACTAATAGAATCGTAGCGTTTCTTTACGCTATAGATATTGTCACCGTGCTTAGTTGTTCCGCTCACACCCTTAGCATACCCATTTTCGGTATCTGCAATCTTGTTCCATGCGCTCGGTAATAGTGTAGTTTCAACCCACTCGTATACATCTATTGAAGCAGTGTCATATAACCTGTTCCACGTCGACGTTCTATAAATTACATCGCCGGATTGTGTGTCAATAAACTTAGCATTTGTTAAATCCCACCATAACATTCCAACTTGATTAGATGTCCAATTCATTCCGTCATCGACAATAACTTCGTCTGTGCCTATAGAATATACAGCAGGATCAAAATAAGTTTTATACTTTACTTCTTGGTCTGCAATACCTGGAATTTCTCCTTGTATTGGATCTATTACATCAAGATATTTGACAATTTGATTTGTAACTTTATTGTATAAGAATGCTTTTTTAATTTTTGATACATCAACTTTTGCAATTTGAGAGTGTAATACTGACCAACTGCTGGTGTTAGCTGTTTTAACATAGGAATATACATTGCCAGAATTCACTGAGCCAGTATCAATTTCATTAATTGCAGATACTAATATAGTATTTGATCCTACAGCAATCTCATTGCCGTAGCCAGATAATGGTACGCTACTATTTTTTAAACTTTCACCATAGATAAATTTAGTATTGTATCTATCAAAGATATCAATACGTCCTATATCACTCTCAACGTCTAATAATTGTAAACTATTGTTATCAAATGTAGTATCACCAGAATCTAACGTTGCAATATTTTCAATATCCCCGTACTTAGAAAATACCACAAGAGTATCTTCACCGTTCATAAATTCAATATCAGTGCCGTATCGTTCGTTAACTTCTTTTCGAGGACTATTAATTGTCTGGTACAACAAATGCAGAGCAGAAGTATTATTAGCAGGTCTCTTGTAAATTAAAACTTGTCCAACATCTTTCTTACTGCCTACATTAATTAACGGTGCGCCAACTGCTATGTAATCTCCGCTGTTGGAAATTGCAATACTCTCTCCAAATCGTTCTGCGTCATCATTTATTGAGCCAGTAATTGTCTGTGTTGGTTGATAAACATCTAATACAGAATTAAACGAGTAGACAAATACGCTGCCAGTATCTTGATTCGCAGCTGGTGCTGATACTATAAGTTTACCCCCAGTAGCTGACATAGCAATGTCGTATCCGAACTGGTCACCGGAAATAGTAGTAGTGGGTAAAAATCCAAGTAGTGACCACCCAGTATTTTCTGTATACTGATATGTATATACTCGTCCTTGATTAGCATTATAACCCTGTGCAGCAATGGCAAGGAAATAAGTATCAGGTAATCCTGTTCCAGTATAGTTAAACGATTCTATTGCGCCGGTAGCGGCGTTGACATTTGTAACTGTTATTGTCAAGTTGTTGTCAGGAGAGTCGCCACCAAGTTCTGATCCGCTAATTACAATTGTATCACCAATTGCATAGGAAACACCCTTAACTGAATTAGTTACTGAATATAAAGCACCGACTCGCCTAACAGTCCATCGGGCGCCTTCGCCTGTGTTATCGTAGCTGCCAGTTAATGCAGTATACACTGCTTCGGGATTAGTCTTTTTTCCAAAACAAATTGATGACCCGTATTTTTCATTGACAGCAGGTGATGGACTCTTTAAGAATCTAAGGAATTGATATGAGCCATTTAACTCTCGCTTATACATTGACACATAGCCGTAGTCAATTCCCAATGCATCTTGTGCTGCCACTGCAAGCCATTTACCGTCTTGGGAAAATTTAACAGTAGAGCCAAACAGTGGTGTAGTTGCAGACATTGTTGGGTCAACTAATAATCTATAAGTAGAACTCCATAAGTTATCAGAACTACCTTTTTCATAAACAGTAACTCCATCACGATCCACAACTGCTGCTATATTGCCAGTTTGATCTACTGAGGTACTTGATCCAAATTTTAAATTAGCTGTTGGGGTAGCATTTAAAAGCGATCCTTTTCTAAACACTCCTGCATTCTTATAAGTTGACCAAGTGCCGTTGCCTGTATCGTCGGCCCAGAATAGTTCGTCTGGTTTAATGTAACGTGGAATAATGCTGTTAGCATCATCAACATTTCCTATACGCTGCTGATTAAAACTATAAGATAAGATAGTGTCAGCATCTGCAAATGGTGTCCAGCCTTCTATCTTTTTAGAAACTGTAAATGTATTAAGAGATACTGATACAACTTTATGAAATCCAGCAAGTTTATCGCTGCCTTCTATACCAACAATATCTCCAGGCTCAATAGTCAATGTCTTGTTACAACTTACAGTAACAACAGAATTAGCATAGCTGACATTTGTAATGTTAAATGCTGTCTTGCTAAATCTATAAACATTCCATGATCTATTTTCAAACGCACACCATACATATTCACCTTCAATAAACGAAGCTATGTCATACGTTAATAAATCATCTAACTTATCTACACTTAATTTGACATCTTCTGATTTTACATATCCAGGTGTTCTTAGATACGGAGTAGCCGTGCTTATTGGCCAAATGTCATTTGTATAATTTAAAGGTTTGATGTATATATCAGAGGGGCGTTGTCTATAAACAAAATCATTAATTGTTAGATCAATTGTTGAAACAAGCTCAACTGGCTGAGGATTTATTTTAAACTGGCTTTCGTTAAGTACAAATTCTATTTCATCAAACGTGTCTACTGCACCATATTCTCCAACACGGAACGCCCATTCTTCATCAAAGGTTAAACTGTCTTGGCCGTCTGCGCTTAGTACATCAAATAATTTATTCAATACATTTTGTGTACCTTTTTCAATAATCATACCTTGATAGAACTTATACTGACTTACATCATTCTGTATAATATTTTCAAGGTACTGGCGCTTTTGATATCCTATTAGATGCTGTGCGATCTTTTGTTGACCTGCATCAAAGTTATCTGTGTCAAGATCATAAAAGTCTGTAAATGTTTCTGCTTTGTAGTCCCAGTTAGGCAGCAATGCCGCTTTAGGTTTTTCTTCTAATAAGATCCAGTTTTCATTTTCAAACTCTTGTGTGCCAATTAAAAACTTGCCAGCACTATAATAGAACTCTTTGTGCTTAACAATATCGCCGAGATTGTAATCAGTCCATGGCTCCCATGCGTTTATTATTGCTTGGTCATAGATAAATCCTGGAATTTCAAAACTTCCCTTCCAGTTACTGGTTGTATATCCTATTACTTTAATTCGTTCTTGACGGTACCCTGCTTCTTGATCATAGATAGTGTCATTAAACAATGTAGTATTATCAAGGACTACAATATGCTCTTTTTGTAATAGGTATAGTGTAATTCCAAAAATGCCATAGTTTGTGTTTTCAGGTTCTATTGTGAACACACCATCGTTTCTATATGTAGAAATAAATTCTGGATCAAGTTTTTGACCGTCAACTCTATAAACACTGTAGCTATAGAATGGATCTGTAATGTCTCCCACAACTGAAATATTTGATTTAAAAATTAATTTATCAGCACTTGGGCTTAGACTAATTACTGCACCAACACTCCAGTTCTGTGTTGACCAGAACATAAATTCTTTAACTGATGTTTCCCAGTTTGTAATAACTCCCATTTCGTTGTTGAAGTCATCAAATACAAATCCCTGATCTTCAAGGTAAGCGCCATACCCTTGCAATACATCTGCAACCTCTTGAATAGTTGTTAGCTTAGTTCCGTAAGCAATAGTTTGTACGTCTGATGAATCAAACGACTTTCTTATAATTGCTTCTCGTCCACCGGTTACTGGCAATTCTGCTAATCTTACATAATACTGATCATCAAAAACTTCGCCAGTGGTATGAGTTGATTTAACTCTATAATATTGATTGTTGGCTTTAACTAATTTACCAGCAGTATATAACTGACTGCTGTTCCAATTAATATAACTTTCACTTATTCCGCCAACATTAATTACACGGTTATCTTGTCTATAACCATAGTACGTAAAATACGGATTGTCAAAGTTATAACCACGAAGTTCAAAACCGTCAGCAAATTTTGTAATCATTACACCGCTGTAAATTACTTTACGGATTGCGCTTGATACATTAAGATCAACAAAATAGTTTTCTTCCGGAACAAATACACCACCTGTGCTGGAGGGATTTTTGCTGTCTAATAGTATTTTATACTTTGCTTGACTCGTAAAGGCTCCAAGTTTAGTAGCAATTTTATTTGTTAGCAGTTGCAGATCTGAAGCATATGCGTCAATTTGAGCAGTGTTTTCGCTTGACAAATAATCAACAATGTAATTAATTAATCCAGACGTATAAGTGCGAGTATTGTTATTTCTATTTGCGGTTGACGGAATTAAAATATCTTGTAATCTAATACGTAAACCAGTGTTAGAATAAATTAATTGACTATTTTTATTTCTAATAACTCGACTTCGATCTAAGCATCTGCCTAACACAGCATTAGGCTGCATTAACAGGCATGTCGTTATTAACGCAAAAGGCAAATAACTTGATCTGCGCCATGCTGATTCAACTGTAGATTGATCTCCAAACACAAAATAGCCGCCGTCATTGAGGCGTATGAAACCTTGTACAAGACCTGCATCTAACGGGCTTAGTAGTACACCTTGATCGTTTACAGGTAGTCCTGAATTTAAAATGGGTTTAGCAAACTTTGCTAATCGACGGATAGGAACACCAGGCTCTCTAACAATACCTTGTTTAATGTCATCCCATAAAATTAAATTGTCGCTGGTATAAGGGGCTGGGCCGTAGACTTCTTGCCACCATCTTGGTTCAATAGAATAGCCAATACACTCCCACGGATTAGTATGTGGACGGTCTGTGTCAAAATACCATTTATAAATTCCTCTCCATGCTGCCGGTACATCTTCTTGTGCCGGAGAGTAGTTGCCTCTATAATTATAGGTAAATGTATTTGTTTGATCGTAACCGATATGCTTAGTATAGTCTTGCTGTATGTTTGACGTCCATTGAAAGAAATATTTTGATAAAATTTTATCAAATTCTTCTCTGGTGTAGGCAGTATCTCTATTATAACCAGGAACGTATTCCCATATATCAAAAATAGTTGAATCGTAGTTAACTTTAATATTATTAAAGATACGTGTTTCTAATTCAAGGATCAAGTCATCGCGGTAATCACCGAACGCTACAGTTATACTGCCGTCATGTCCTTGAATAACTTCTGTTGGTTCAACATAAGTATCGTCAATATATTTCTTAGGTTCAAACTTAGGATACAACCCTAACTTGCTTGGTGTTGCTGGACAGAAACATCCATCAGTAGTTTCATATTCATATGCTTCAATAAGATCGTCTTCAGAAATATCAATTAATAATTCAAAGAATACATCGTCACCAAACTGATAATCTCTGCCGTGAATTAATTGTTCACCGTTTAGATAAATGTTAACACTCTTGTTTGACAATGTGGTAAGATTAAATTTATTAGTTAATGGATACGTTTTGATACGGGCATCTAATACTGTATATTCAATTCTGTTAGACGCAGTATACCCAAACATGTCAGTTAAGAAATACGGACTTGTTTTAGGTCTATCTTTATTAACCTGTTGAAGTACAAAGTCTACATGTCGACGAGCATCGGTATCTATGCCGCTGTCAGTTGCGGCAATAATAAATGATCTTTTAAACTTGCCGTAGTCATTTCGTGCTTGATCAAGTGCTTTGATTATATTAGCAGATTTATTACCAAGATGATATAAGCTCAAATTTATTGGGCCACTATGTTGTACAAATCGTGTTCCGTATGCTGCAAGATTACCGAGGTCTCTTAAATTTCCGTTACCTGGATAAGCACCAGCAAATGTAGAAATGTTATCGATAATACTATCAACGTGATCAATTACTTCGCCAAGAGTAAACTTTTCAACATTATTGTTTAGCGGATTGTTTTGTAAACTTCCTGGTATTTCATAGTAGCCGTTATTATTTTTAGCCTGTTTAGCAAAACAACGTAATGTTACTACATCAGTAAGTGCAACGTCAGTGTTAAGATTAACAATTTTACGAATGACAGCATCAACAATTGTATATAAATTCTTAGCAAGGCGCTTGCCATTTATATAAACTCTAACTTCGAGGTCGGCAAGATCATTCTTATCATCATATACATCAATTGGAAAATTATTAGTTAAATTGCTTTCTTTAAAAACTCTAACAACTGGCTGGGCATCAACAATTAATGAAGTAGTCCATGCATTTTCAAAAGACACTTGTTCAAAGTCAATACTGACTTTTAAATAACCTACGTCTGTATTTTTATATAGAACGTCAGTGACATTTTTATAAGCAAACGAGTCTGTTAACAAATTAAATTCAAATACAATATCGCCAATGTTATTAATATTTTGATAGGTCAGCGGAAACTTTAATGTAGGATCGGCTGTGCCGAGACCCACTTTATAACTAAAGATCTTAGTTCCGGTAAACGTAGAGCCGTCATAGACAGTGTTATCACTGTAACTAATTTCGTTGCTATCAAATACATCGAATAACGGAGGTTGGTTTACGGCTGTTTTTAGTTGGGCTAACTTCCAAGTTGTTCCGTTATACCAGTAAGTTTGTCCTTGATTACCTTTAATGTCAGCTGTTACTGTGTCGGCTGTACCGTAATTGACTGCAACTGTTTCATATAATATAGGTGAAGAATCAACCGCTTCTTCAAGATAGATTTGTCTACGTTTGCCAATGTACACTTCAAGTTTGTGAGTACCAGAAGTAATTGTAAAAATATCAGCTTGCTTATTAAGTTGCGGAGTAGTGTGTAACTCTATTGCAAAAGTATTTAAAACTTTTACATAATAGACTTGTCTATTAGTCAACCCGGACATTGGGTCGTTGCCATTAACAAGGTAAGTTACTCTTGCGTAATTAGGTAATCCGTGTTCAGTTGGAAACGTAAAGATATTGGTATTAACATCAACTACAAATTCGGGGATAAAAGAAATCTGTCTGGCTGGCGGTGTTACATCAATAAAGTTAACTTTAAATATTTTGTCTTTAACTTTGCTGTCTAAGTCGGCCGTAAATAATATACGCATACCAGTAGCAAGGTCAATACCGTCAACATTATACCCCAGGCTACCTTCAATTGTACTAAAAACATCAGTAGTAAAATTATCAATTACATCAACTGCCTGTTTAGAAACTAATCCGTAATTGTATAATTTGATACCTGCATCAAATTCTATAATAGGACGGGTCGCACGAAACGTTTGATCTAAATCTGCAACTTGCCCATTGGCTAAAGCTGATGCTACAACTACATCTTGATGGAACCACCTGTTGTAACGACTCCATGGGTTTAAGTCAGGACTTGCACGATTAATAGTTATATAATCTTTTGTACTGGGTAGTGTAGATGCATCACCAAATGGCAGTTGGTCAAACGGGGTATCATCAAATAAAATATTTGTTTCAACATTATACGAAGTTTTAACTTCGAGATCTCTGTCGGCAACTAATCTAATAGCAGTACCTACTCCTTCAACATACCAAAAATTTGTTCCGTACTTTTCAGGAGTAACTTGACCACCAAAACTTAATTTCATACCGTTACTGATACGTAATCCTTTGCTGGTACCATTAGGAATAATGTAATCCTTCTTACCAAGAAAATCTTGTGTTAGATCAATAGATGTATTTTCGTCAATGTCAAGTACATGAAATACGCCGCCTGTGTCTACTGCATTTTCACTTACATAAAACAATACATCAGGCGCATTAACAGGAACTGTAAAAGTAATAGTGCCTTTTTCCACAGCAAACTTATCTACTCCGTAAGTGTATCGATTAAGATTGCCCGATGTTCGTTGTGTTTTAATACTGAACGGGTGGCCTTCTGCATCGATGTCAAATGTATAAGTCTGGCCTCTAAATAATCTCAGTGTAGGATTACGAGTTAGTCCGTTAGGTGTGAACAAATATGCAACATTATCTTCCTCGTCTACACCTTTTACTGTGTAGGTACTTTGTATTTCAAGTTGATTTCCCAGTACTTCTATAGGGTCTGGACCAAATGGTAGCCAATAGTATTGTTGGTAATTAACAAATTTATCCCAGGCGATATGAGGATTCCAACTGTAGAATTCTTGTTTGTTTAATCTACTATGGTTAGTGTTAACTCCATCAAACACTCCAATGTGATTAATGTGGTCAATGTAATCCTTAAAGAAAGTAGTGTTGCCAAGATAATCTTGTATAACTGCTGCTGGCTCAAGTTGATAATTTTGTCGTGTGGTATCCGCGGCTTGTAAAAATATATCCGAACTCTTAACAGCTTTTGCAGTTTCTCTACCAATGTATCCGTTTATTTTTTTAACAGTACCAGGTTGGATCAACTGATCAAGGGTAGCCTGTAGAAACTTTTTATTACCTTTTGTTCTATAAAATCTTGGAAGTAGGTCAGACGATGTTCGTTTTTCCACATTTGAAACAGGTACTTTGGGCTCGTTTTGATCTTTGTTATATGCCATTAAATGCTCCCGGAGCTGGTAATTGACTGCTGACTTACTGCTGCCTGGTTAGCTACAATTACAGCACTCTTAATTTTACTTGCTGTAATAGTAGAAATAATTTCTATGTCGTCGATAGTTGCACCGTTAATAAACAACTGATCACTTTCTGATCGAATTTCGTACAGACTACCAAAACTCAATTCGCTTTGTTTAGGAACTATAACAAAGTTTACAATATTAGGACTTAGCTTATTCATCACATAAGCTGACAATTCACTAAAGTAGAAATTGTCTCCAAATTCCCAATTTTCCAATGCAAAGAATTCTAAAATTGCAACTAATACTCGTGTTTTAATATCGTTATCGCTAATCACAACTTCTGTGTTTTTTACAACTTTAAAAGTTGCTTGTACATCTGAACTTGCTCTACTTCCAAACAGTACTTTATATTTTACAGGATGATAAATTATTTCATCGCTAATTGATTTAATTTTACTGAGGTCTGGACTTAACAAATTGTATAACTCGTCGCTGCTTGGTGGCAACGGTTGTGTAGTTAATGATCCGTTAAGCCACTGTCTATAAGCAATATCGTAAGGCTTAGTTAGTACAAAAATATCAATAACGTTTGTCAATCCCGGATCAATTCTTGATTCGTAGTCTGCGTTATGAATGTATTGAAATTTAATGTTGTCTCTACCAACATATACTCTGTAATCAAGCGTAGGAATAAATTCTGATGCAACTTTATCAAGACGTTTTACAGTTTTAGTATTTGTAAAATAAAAATATTGGCCGTCTGCATAATTGTTAATATTAACTGGCTGTTGTGATTCTAATATTTCAATTAGCCCGTAAGTTGTATTGTTGTCATTAGAAACAAATCTGTAATCTTCTTGGCCTTGGGCAATAGAATATTTTTCCATTACAACATATTTGTCTAATGGACTAACATCAGGTGCAACAATTTCTTCAAACAAATCAGGATTATCTACTACGCCATCATCGTCACTGTCGTTAAATGCTAACTGAATCTTTTTGCTATCAACATATCCGTCAAGGCCTTTAAATTCTTCAGTAATTTCCCAATCTCTATCATAGGTAAATGATGAAGTTGAATCCGGTTTATGATTTATACCAAGTACTCGTATAACATCTTTGACTACTGTGTTGTTTCTGGTATCATATATCTTATCGCTTGAGTCAAAGAAAAATCTTACCTGTTGCTCGCTTTCAAATATGTAACGCACCAATCGAGATGTTACAGTATAAAATTCAGTATCCGTAGTGAATAACACTAACCAGCTGGAGTCAACCTTTTGATTACTTACATCGCCCTGACGTCCAAGACTAAACACTTCCGAAGTATTTAAATTGTTTTCTGTAATGATTTTCCAAGTGCGGGTTTCTGTATCGTAGCGTAGGCCAAATGGTTTATTTCCAAACACTAAGTCAACTATTGCAGTAACCGTTGACGAATCTATTGTTGTTCTCCAAGTAGGAATAATTTCCGTAATCGATGGAGCAAATGTTTCTGTAAGAACTGTCACTGCATCAGGAATAATATCATTTAATACAATCGGTCCCGACCCGTCAAGCAACTGTCCTGTGCCGTTGTTAGTTCCATCGCCCGCAATGCTGACTACTTTTGCCCACAGTACTGTTGATGAATTTAGGGACGTAGCAGTACCTAATGTAAGTTTATTGTTATTTGCTTTGTCAAAATAATAGCCTGTAGGAGCTGCAAATTTAACTAATGCACCAACAGTAAAGAATCGTAATAACGTCCCTGTATATGATCCAACTTGCTGAATAGTCTCAGTAACATTATCTTTGATGTACCCAGTACTTTGATTAGTATCGATAGTTCGATTGAACCACTCAATGTTTAAGAATGTTGTTGGAGTTCTTTCAAAATTTGCATAATAGAAATTCTTAAGATTTGAAGACTTGAGCACATCAAATAAATCATTGTAAATGACAGCTTCAATGTCTGTACGTGTTAGGTAACTAAATCTAAAACTATCAGTGTATTCTTGTTTGTACAGGGCACCATCGTCAGCAAACAAATTAGTTTTAGAATACTTGCCTGTAGGGTCTACTAAATCAAAGTAACGACTGATGCCGCTGGCAGTTCTATTAACTGCTTTAACTTTAACAACCTGTTGACTTACACTTAACGGACTAATATTATAATCCTCGCCTGTAATCATTCGATTTTGAGTATAATAGGTTGCAGGGGCTCGAGCTTTAATACTGTCGTTAGTTTCTGTAGGAGATGAATTTGCTACAGAGCTTTGTAAACTTAAAGTAACAGTAAGTGTTTCAGTTTGTCCAACATTTGAAATGTAGGGAATATCTATAGATACATTCTTAACATCTTTCGAATTTATTGTATAACTTAATCCGTTACTAATTCTATAGTAAACTCTAAATGTACCTTGTGGTAAGTTACCAAATGTGCCATCGCTGAATACAAGACTAACTCTATCGTTGGCTCTGGTAACAACTCCATAAATGTTTCTAATGCTCTTGTTTAAACTATTATAGATAATATTGTTACCTTCAAAACTTGGAACTTGCGCCCAGTATTCGCTTTCAATTGCATTATTATCGAGTCTATATAACCAAACATCATCATTGTTAATGTTAACTGCATCAAGATCTACTGTTTCGTCTGTTGCAGGTTGTGCTAATGTAAAGCTACCTTGGTTCAACGTACCTTGTGTAAATCGTAAAAAGAATCCTGTATTAGAACTACCTCTACCTTTGCCGTCATCTCTATATAAAAACGCAAGGCTGTTGCCTATAGAAGGAGGTTCTTCGTATATTTTGTCGCCACCGCTAAATGTAGTAGATACAATTTCAAAATTCATTGATCTGCCGTCAACTGTTTTGTTAAATGCATATACTGGAACATCGGTATTTGCGCTTTGAAAGCGGTACTGTTCTGTAGGGATTCCGTATACGGATCCTTTGTCGTCGGGATTACCAAACTGTCGAGTAGCGGGCAGAGCGGCGTTTAAAATTTTAATGAATTGATCATACCAATTGGCATTAGCCGGGTCGTTCCAGCTGATTACTTGGCCGGATAAATTGCGTCCGTTGCTGTCATACACGTTTTGTGTTGAGCTAACTGTGGTAAATTTTAATAATCCGCTGGCGGCAATGTTACGCTTAGATTTATAGCTTAATAATCGAGCAAGACGTAGTACACTCTCGCGACGCTCTGCTAATTCTAAGAAGTTTTCACGGGCATTTAGGTCAACACGGAATGCAATACTCTGTCCTAAGAACGCAATAAGGTCAATTAATGCAAGGTATTCGCTACTTTCAACATAATCGTTAAAATCTTCAGGGTAATTTTCCCTAATATAGTTGATCATTACGCGGCGTAAGTTTTCAAAGTCGTAACTTTGGAAATCTGCGTTACGGAAACTTTGGTATATACGTTTCCAGTCTTCCGCGACTAACAGTCTATTTTGTCTATCTGTTGCTGACATATCTGCTTCCCATTATCAGATATTTATCGGATTTTATTATGTGGTAGTTTAATTAAGCAATCAGGCCGTTGTCTTGATCAAACTTAAATTGCAGTGCTTCCTGGATGTTATATGGCAAATATGTCAGCATACATTCAATTTGTATCCCACTCTCATACGTAGTAACAACTACATTGTCAGCAACCACTCGAGGATCATGGTTTATAATGTCTTCAACATTTTTAACAATGATATTTTTCATCTCTTCAGTTAGTGGTTCGAATAGAACATCCCAAATTATTGTGCCAAATGCTGGATTTTCAAGGCGCTCACCTTGGCGTATATGGAAATGATTTATTAAATCTTGCTTAATCAGCGCCAAGTCGTAGAGACTATAGCTCTTACTATCTCCGCTAATAGAACTAAATCCTTTATAAGTTTTAGAACCCGGTACATCCCTGTTCTTAGCTGGACTTTTTAAAACTACTTTATCAAATAAACGTTGGCTTGCTGTCATAGTAATATTTAACCTTGTTCTTCTTCGTTGCCTTTGATCTTAGCAAAGGTATCGGTTAGTGTAGAATAAGCATTCCAAGCATCTGGAACAGCAATATCACTACCTGCTTCTCTGTCAGTCATATCGGGTTTAAAACTTAACGGATCAAGATTTTCATGATGCGGCCATGGTTCATGGCTTGGAATACGTAGCATAATGCTATCTATTGCACTTTCTGTTTCGTCTGGATTTGCAAATGTAGGTAACGGTTCTGGAGGAGTAGCTGATCCGGCTGATGCTGCTCCAGGGCCATTCATATGAATAGCAGCAGCAGTTTCTGTATGATTACCTCCAGATAATATGTCTGTTGTTCCGCCGGCAGTAAATTTATTTGCTCCAGCAGTATTCAGATCAAAATCTCCTGCCGTAGTAATTAAGTTATTTCCGCCCACTGTTATACCTATGTCCCCGTCTATAGAAACATTTTTATTTCCTGCAATCAATAAATTTAAGTCGCCGCCAACTTCTGTTTGATGACGATCTGCAACTTTTAGATTAAAATTGCGACCCGCTTCCATATTAATATCACGGTCAGCATAAAAATTAAAATCTTGTTTAGTATGCATACTAATGCTGTCTTCTGCATAGATATCAACTTTTCCATCGCTGGATAATTCTATCCAAGTAGTTCCTCGAGCATTTCCAATGTAGATTAGATCCTCGCTATTGTGCATTAGTATTTGATGTCCGGTGCGAGTTCTTAATCGAAATAATTCGTTATGTGGGATTTCTGGTAGGCCGTCATCTTCGTCTTGTTCAACAGCAGCATAATCAGGAGGGCCTTCGCTGGCAGTTGTTCTACGTAAAAACTTATCGTCTCCGTCATCCATAACAAATGTGCTGCCGCCAAATCTACTAACAAAGCCAGCTGACACCTTGTGTTCAGCTTTTCCAATTTTACCTTTCTTTGCACCGGGACGTTTATCTATTGGGCCCGGGGTAGAAATTCCAAAGACCATTGATGGTATTTCTCTACGGGCACTACTTGATGTTATGCCGCGGATATCATCTTTTAATAGGCCTTGGTCATTTAATACATCTTGTAAAGGACTGGCAGGTTTAGGGATAGCAGTTGGGTCAACTGTTGACGCTTGAGCTATTTTATTGTACTCACCAACAGGTACACGTTCTTCAGTACCGTCAACGTTAAAAGAAGTAGCTGCTTGACCTGGCACCATAAAGTTCATAGCCTGATCTTGTACGCAGCCTATCCAATAGCCTTTACGAGGATCTCCGTCGATAAAAATTACTACAACTACTGCTCCTACATCAGGAGGTATCATCCAAAATCCGTAACTTTTTTGTGTATTATTAAAATCGTCTGGGTCTTCGCCAACATAATCAACACTGGTCTGACCACCAAACGGACTTAGGTACTTTACTTGATGTAGTTGCCCTTGTTTAGCTTCGTCATTACCTACTTCGTGCATAAGTTGCACTTCTAACGTACCCATGTAGGTGGGATCAAGATGACTAACAATTTTAGCCAAATACGGACCTGGACTTGATTTACCTTCGCCGGGTGCTGATCGTGTTTCTTCTGCCATTTAATACCTTATTCTGTAGACGGTGTTGATGATGTGGCGCCTTCTGTATCAGTTGTTAATGTAGAACCATCGTCAAATGTTTGTATACTTGAACCATCGTCAAATGTTTGAACTGTTGGGTTGTTGAACGGAGGTTGCGGACTTGCTGCTAACATAGGTGGCGTGGTGCTTTTGATTTCTTGGCCGCGCAGTCTTAATGTTTTAAGTTGTTGAGTAAATTTACCTTTATTAAAGTACGAAACAACGTTAGTTACTTTAAATAATCCGCTAAACTGTGGTACTGCGGCAGAACTATTGAACTCGTACAACCCAGTAGTCTGCTCAATGTCAATTGGCGTTCTAAAATTTACAGTGATTAATACTTCTCCGTTCTGCCAATTCATTGCACCGTCTGCGTTGATGAATTTATTGTCAGTAGCAACTGCACTGTAATTTCCCATGCCGCTATCACCAAGATAAAACGGATCACCAAGAATAGTTAGCTGTAAATTAATCATGTCAACACCTGCCGTAATAGCATCGTGAAATTGTCTGGCGGCAAGACTTGCACTGTCATCAAGGCCTCCGCCGCCTTTGCCGCCGGTTGATGTTAGTACTCCGTCTTTTAATTGAGTAGTTGGCAGCTGATTATCTTTAGGAGCTTGTCCTGCTGCTGGGGCTTCTTTACCTGACTCGCCAGCTTCGGCTGCGCCGCCTTGGTTTTCTTTCAGATTAGCGCCTTCGTTATTCTTTCCAGAGTCTGCATTTAATGAGGTATAAAATCCAGCGTTGAAATCAATGTCAAAATCCATTACATCAATATTTTTTCCAGTATATATGTAGTTGTATTCTTTTATAACAAGTTTTTTAACTTTTTCAGTTCCGGGCTTTGGAGTATTAGGAGGTAAGAAATAACTTGCATCTACTTCGTATGGCACAACTCTGTACACTACTAATTTAGGTTTAATACCAGTCTTTGCAAGGTTTGCATCTGTGGGAATATGATATAGGTGAGTTTCTATTCGCCACCATAAGATAGTACCGTCTTGAGATATTTGACTCAATGATGTTCTACCATACTCACTCATTAGTATAACTTGATTAATTGCATTAATTACATCACTACCTTGTGCAAATTTAAATTCACCAATTGTTGGATTAATAGTGATATTTCCACGTTTGTATGTTCCGGTGTCGGCATCATATGCTACGTTATCTTTAGCAAACGGGGTGCCGCCGTTATTATATAAATTAAAACCCATAGTACTGGCACCGATGTCGTTTATATTGCCGTCTTCTTGTACTTGTGTTTTGTTTATGCTACTGGTCTTTACTCCAAGTTTTTTAAACAAGTTCATATCCGGGCCAGTACTATTAGGATTTATAGTTGCGCTGTTTCCTGACGTAGAATCTTCAGACGGTGCACCAGCGGCATCGCCTGTTTTTAAATCTTTAGGAAAGCTAATTAAAATTTGATCTGCCACATTAACGTCTTTACGTTTTACTGCTTCTTGTAATCTATCATTTAATACTCGTTGAAGACTTTTTTCACCAGTTTGTAACATTTCCCCAACAGATTTTCCTGAGATTGAAACATCAGTTTTTAACTCGCTATAAGTTTTACTGTAGGCTTTTTCGTTAATTGGGTAAGAATCAATGTCGTACTCAGCGCCTTTGCCGCTGACCTTCATACCAAATTTTCTAAGTTTAACAGGAAAGTATTTTGTAGTTTTATCAATTTGTACGTTTTGCAAATCAGCATCTATGTGCCCTTTGAACTCAACTGTTAGCAGTAGCGGCATATCAAGATAGTTTCTATGTCCAGCAGTTTTGGCGGCGGCTTGCAAAGTTTGAAAAAAGGTTCCCATGCTATATGGCTCAATCAGTTTAAACTTAATTCCGCTGGCATTAGTATTGCCTGTACTTTTATCAAAACCTATAACGCTGGTTATCTGTAAATTTTCAATGTAGAAATCAAAACTACCTGATGGGTTTGATGCAGTTTTATTTGCAGTTGGCACACGATCTGCAGGATTGCCGCTGCCGCTTTTTAAAATTAGTGGGCCCAGTAATCCTCGACGATAAGTTTCGTTTGGGAAATTCAATGCTGCGTCGTCGAGCACACTTAGAGTAAAAATATAGTTATAAGAAGTATAGCTATGTAAGATATTAGGGAACGGAGGTTCCGCACCTAATGAAACCTTAGTTACTGAATTAGCCGCATTGTCAGCAAGATTTCCAAGTTTATTAATGTTGCTCTTGGCATTTTCTAACGCAGATTGTATTTCAGAAAAGCCAGGCAATGATGATGTAATACTACTGATGTTTACACTTAGCCCTGATGTTATTGAATCTTTAACTTTGCTAATAGCGGACCCGGCAGCAGATAATCCTTTAGCTAATCCTGAATCAGAAAGAACTTTGTTAGCAGATTTAGTTAATGAAGTTGCGGCTCCACCAAAATCAAAACTTGGCATGTTATAGTCCTAATACTTTCTGCAAACCTGAACGCTTAGGAATGTAAATTTGAGTCCCTGGAACAAAATCAAAGACTGGGTCTTGTAATACATCAAGATTACGTTGTATAAAAACCCACCAAAGTCTTGGTGTTCCGTATAAGTCGTAGCTTAACAAATCTGGTCGGTGTGTATATTGAGGTTCTATTGCGTATAAAAAATCATCTGCTTCGGCAGCAACTGGACGTATAGTTAAAATATTTAGATAATTCTGAACTGACCCTGTGTTAAACCACGGGCTGGTAGTAGCATACTTGGCCATTAGATGTAACCTCCGCTAACGTATTCGCCGTTTACGAATTTTTGTAAACTAAATTGTCTAACACTTTCTCTACTATATATAGGTTTTACCGTGATGCTCATAGTGCTTTTAACTGGGACCCAGCTGTTTCCGGATGTTGCAAACGAGCCGCCGCCGGCAACGGACTGAACTGATCCAATAAGTTTGCTGACGCCTGCAACTGCTCCACCTATCATACCAACTGCACCCAATGCGCCTGCTAATTTATTTGAGCCAAGTGCGCCGGCAAGTCCTGCAAGGCCTGATGATACTCCAGCTATGCCAGCTATTGAGCTCGTTAATCCTGTACCGCCGGTTACAGACGAGCCTGCGGCTGCCATGCTGGTATTGATATAGTTAGTATCCGATGATAAGTTAACGCTAAAACTTTGTATAACCACAGGAACATTCTTAAACACATAATCGCCGTAGCCGTTAAGTTTTAAAATAGGAGGAGGATTACCTTGCAGGTCTCCAGCACCTGTAAACATCTTTGTAGCACTGCGTAACATATGAACTGCGGCTAACCAATACATTGCCTGCGCACCGTCTTCTACGTTGAACGGAGCTTCGATTTGAATTTCACTTACTCTGCTGTTTTGATAACTTATAAATTGATAATTTTGATGAGTCAATGTAGTATCTTCATATTGAGCATTGCTACTAATAGTGATACTTGGAGTGTACGGGAACACTAATCCGCCAGCTTGCACCAACGGCTGTAGCATTGAGCTGCTGGCAAAGGATGCAGGAACGCTTAGTCGAACTCTCCAATCACTACTTGCATCAGATCCGCCAAATGCTGCCGAAGCATTTGATAACACACCGCCAGCTTCTCCACCTTTTGGTAAGTTTAAACTTCGTAATGAAGAGATCAAGGCCGCTGGGTTAGATAAATTATTAAGTGCGCCAGCTAATTTACTTGCTGTTTGTAATGCGCCGCCAACAGAGCTTAATGCGCCTGTGGCAGCACTGGCTACCGAGTTTATCGTTGAACTGAAATCAAACGCCATCAATTTCTCCTTTTGTACATTATTTAGTTGACAAAATAAAGTGCATAGTTTATAATACTAATTAACCGGGATTCTTATGAAAGTAAATTACTTAAACAACAAAGATTTATTGGAAGAAATACACAAATCAAAAAACACGTTTTGTTCTTTCACTGATCCAAAATATCACAGATATGACTTAATATTGCCAACTGTTGATAAAATTAATATTCGAACTATTGCAGAAGCAAAACGAGCCCAAGCTAAACGCCAAGGCAACGAAGAATATCAACGTCGCAAGGCATTAGGCGATAAAGTCAAACAAGCAGACTGCGAAGTAGATTATAAAAAAATAGCCAAAACGGATATTGTGTTTAGAATTATGACATTTGACCATATCCCGTTAAACGGCACACGTAAAAAGAATCCAAAGACGCTTGCTGACCATAGAGATAAAGTTAATTTTCCACCTTTCCAGCATTGGAAGTTTAATGAGAACGATATTGCTGTCTGCGTTGGAAAAAGTCACTGGCAAGGTGACTTAGATACTGGCAAGTTTAACAAAGATCACGGGCAAGTTACTAATACACTTGCTCGCATGTATATTAAATTATGTGAACGTTATGCTACTCGCGGTAATGTTCGTGGCTATACATATAATGACGAAATGAAAGGACAGGCCATTTTGCAATTAACGCAGATTGGATTGCAGTTTGACGAATCAAAGTCAGATAATCCGTTTGCTTATTTCACTGCTGCCGTTACTAACAGTTTTGTTCGAATCATTAATCTTGAAAAACGCAATCAAAACATTCGAGATGACTTATTAGAAATAAACGGGATGAATCCAAGCTACAGTAGAACTGGTGCGGGCGAACACGCCAATGCTATGAAACGTTTTGAAAATGAAACCGATTGACCTATTGCATTAAAACGTTTACAATACTGTATCGGAGATAAAATATTGAGTAATTTATTTAAAAAAGTGGCCTGCTTTACAGACATTCATTTTGGTCTCAAGAGCAATAGTTCAACGCATAACCAAGACTGCGAGGATTTTGTAGACTGGTATATTGCCAAAGCAAAAGAGGAGAAGTGCGATGTTGGCATCTTTATGGGAGACTGGCATCACAACCGAAATAGTCTTAATATCACTACTATGGACTATAGCCTTAGGGCCTTGGAAAAGTTGGGTAAGGCCTTTGATAAGTTTTATTTCTTTCCCGGTAATCACGATCTTTATTATAAAGATAAGCGAGATATACACTCCGTTGAGTTTGGCAAGTATATTCCTGGTATTACTGTTGTTCATGAGCCCGTTACTATTGACGGTGTTACTCTCTGTCCATGGCTCGTCGGAGAAGAGTGGCGAGCAGTAGGCAAAAAGGGTGGCAAGTATATCTTTGGTCACTTTGAATTGCCCACTTTCTTTATGAACGCAATGGTACAGATGCCTGATCATGGTGAAATCAATCTTGAAAGTTTTAAAAATTATGAACTGGGCTTTAGTGGACATTTTCATAAGCGTCAACAAAAAGGCAACATGATTTATATTGGTAACGCTTTTCCGCACAATTATGCAGATACTTGGGATGATGACCGAGGAATGATGATTCTTGAGTGGGGCGGTGAGCCTGAATACATTAACTGGACTGACTGTCCTAAATTTAGAACAGTTAAACTAAGCCAGTTAATTGACGATGCAGATAAGTTGATGCAGACTAAGATGCACTTACGAGTTTCTCTTGACATTGATATAACTTATGAAGAAGCAAGTTTTATCAAAGAAGACTTTATGAAAAAGTATGACATTCGCGAATTAACACTTATCGCCGAAAAGAAAGAAGTTGAAATTAACACAGCTATGGATATTCAATCATTTGAAAGCGTTGATCAAATTGTAAGTAATCAATTAGTTAATATCGAAAGCGACACATTTGACACTAAGGTGTTATTGAGTATCTATAATAATCTATGATTAAAATAAAAGAACTAACAGTTAAAAATTTTATGAGCGTGGGTAATCAGACCCAAGCAGTGGACTTTGGACGTGAACAGCTAACATTAGTGTTGGGTGAGAACTTAGATCAAGGCGGTGATGATAACGGAAGCCGAAATGGTACTGGTAAAACTACTATTGTTAACGCACTAAGTTATGCACTTTATGGCACAGCCCTAACAAACATTAAAAAAGATAACTTAATTAATAAAATTAACAACAAGAATATGCTTGTTACGTTATCATTTGAAAAAGACGGATCAAATTATCGCATCGAACGTGGGCGTAAACCCACAGTTATGAAATTTTTTGTAGACGATCACGAGCAAGCGGCTGAGAGTACAGATGATAGTCAGGGCGATATGCGAGAAACGCAGAAAGATCTTGATGATTTGCTGGGTATGAGTCATGATATGTTTAAAAATATCATAGCTTTGAACACCTATACTGAACCGTTCTTAAGTATGAAAGCCAATGAACAACGTATTATCATTGAGCAACTACTTGGCATCACCTTACTATCTGATAAAGCAGAAGTATTAAAAGAAGAAATTAGACAGGCTAAAGATTCTATATATCAAGAAAACGCTGATATTGAGGCGGCAAAAAAGTCTAACGAGAAAATTCAACTAAGCATTGAAGGTCTTATAACAAGGCAACGAGCATGGGGTTCACAACAAAAAACAGATTGTGAAAGAATTGCAACCAGCATTGTAGAATTACAAAGTGTAGATATTGAACGAGAACTCGAGCAACATGCAAAGTTAAAAACCTATGACGATCATGCGGCAAAAATTAAAAGTTTAAACAAAGAAAAAGCCACTCTTGAAACTGCGGTTATGCAAGCAGATAAAACTGTTAACAAATATACCAAAGAAGTAGAACAGTTAAAAAATAAAACATGTCCAGCATGTGAACAAGAGTTACATACTCATAAACATGAAGAAATGACTGTGGGTGTTGAGAAGAATCTTGCAGATGCTGTTACATATTTGCAAAGTATCAGTGATAGTTACCTAACTGTGATAACTGAATTAGAACAAATTGGTGATATTAATGGTAGGCCCAAAACTTACTACGATACCTTAGAAGAAGCATTAAAGCATCAAAACAATTTAAGCAGTCTTGAACAAGCATTGTTGTTGCGCCAAGAAGACACAGATCCGTATCAAGAACAAATTGACGATCTTAAACACAGTGCATTACAAGAAATTTCTTGGGATAATATTAATGCAATGACTACGCTAAAAGATCATCAAGAATTCTTGCTTAAATTATTAACCAGTAAAGATAGTTTTATCCGTAAGAAGATTATTGATCAAAATCTTGCATACTTGAATAATCGATTAACATTTTATCTTGACAAGATGGGCTTGCCGCATACAGTGGTATTTCAGAATGACTTAACTGTGGAAATTACTCAGCTTGGTCAAGATCTTGACTTTGATAATTTAAGTCGAGGCGAGCGCAATCGATTAATTCTCGGATTGTCGTGGGCATTCCGTGACGTGTGGGAATCATTATATCAAAACATTAATTTACTGTTTATTGATGAACTTATTGACAACGGGCTTGATGCCAGCGGTGTTGAAAGTGCGCTGAGTGTACTTAAGAAGATGGCTCGTGAACGCAATAAAAACATTTACCTTATTAGTCACAAGGACGAGTTAATAGGTAGAGTCAACAACGTTCTTAAAGTTATCAAAGAAAACGGATTTACATCGTACTCGAATGACTTAGACATTATAGAATCATGAATGACACGCATGACCAGTTTTTAAAAAAAGTGCATGAGTATTTTAAGCTAAACCAACAGTGGGAAGCAAAACAAACTCATGCAGCTGGCATGCAGGTTAGAAAATTATTAAGTGAAATTAGGCACCTTGCATCAGAAAGACGAGAAGAAATTCAGGCAGTACGAGCAGTAAAACCAAAAACTAAATCACCAAAATATAAACAATCACTTCTACAGGCAAACAAAGACACAGACACTAACTAAGTGCATGTCATGGTATTATCAAGAAACCTTAATCGAAACCTTACCCGAAACATGTATAGGATTCGTTTATTGCATCACTAATAGCATCACTGGTCGCAAATATATAGGCAAAAAATTAGCTAAATTTTCCAAAACAACTTATAAAACAGTAAAACTCAAAAACGGCACAAAGAAGAAAAAACGGATTAAATCCAAAATTGATTCTGACTGGCGTGAGTACTATGGCAGCAACGACCAATTAAACAAAGACGTAGAAGAACAAGGCAGAGAAAATTTCCACAGAGAAATCATTTATTACTGCACATCAAAGGCTGAATGTAGTTATATCGAGGCAAGAGAACAATTCTCAAGGCGAGTATTAGAATCAGATGACTACTATAACGGACAGATCTCTGTTCGTGTACATGGCTCACATATCAAAGGCAAACAGTTAAACGGTTAAGGCAAGCGTCAGCTAATCTCAGACGCCCATATACCTGGATCACGGATCGCAGGGAAGGAAACCTCTTGCCGTTAAGAGTACTCAGCAACTACCCGAAAGGATGTCGATCGCTACCTAAACCCTGCGATTTTGCTGTTTGAAAAGAATAATAAGGTAGAATGAGGAGTGAAAAACTCTACGTTTACAAGTATGATAGCGTATATTTGTAAACCGCCGCTGGTATAAGACTGAGCTCGTGGTACAGGCCAACCGCCACTGTAATGCTCTAACGCTGTGTGATATTGTGCAACTCGGATAATATTCATTTCTTTGCCCGGCCTGGGCAAAGTGTGACTGAACAATCTGGATAATACTTAAATGCTTCGCATTAATTATTCAATAAAAAGAAACAAGATAGTTCGAGCGATAGCGAAGAACAGTTGAACGTAGTTCAACTTCAATAAATAACATATCATGAAAGTTTATCAAATATTATCAGAAAGCAATACTCAGATTAGTGAAGCTGGTTTAGGTACTGCTATTAAAACAGGAGCAAAAGCTGTTAAAGGCATATTCAAGAAAACTCCTCCTAAAGGGTTAGCGCCTTCATCTGGTAAAGCACAAGCATACAGAGATGCATTAAAAGCAAATAGAGCTGAAGCAGCCAAAGCATTAGCCAAAGCAGATGCTGCTGCTAAAGCCGCTGCAACTGCAAAGGTAAGTTCGTTTTCCGGAGCAACCACTTATATCATGCAGGCAGCTGGAACAGGATATCTTGCATATGAATATTGGCAACAGATTAGTTTTTATGAATCAGAGTTAAAGAACGAATTAGCAACTCCTGGATCATCTAAGCTGTATAAAAATCTTGGCGATGATCCAGCTAAAAAAGCATATAGGGCAGACTGTGATACTGCATTAGGCAGTTTAATTGCACAAGTTAGTACACTGGTTGCGCCGGGCATAGGTGCAAAAGTATTTGGTGGTATCGGTAATAATGTATTTTTAAAATGGGTTCCGTTTGTAGGTCGTGGCAGCAGATGGGCATCTGAAATATTAAAATATGCCAGCACTGGTAAAGTAGCAACTACAGCTCGCATCGGAGCCATTTATTGGCTAAACAATACTGAAGAAGGCAAGAAGTTCTTAACTACTGGCATTGTAGGCAGTATTCTACAATGGACAGGAGAAGGTGCAACTTGGTTAACTGAACAGTTTGCAACTCTACTTAAGAGTTATGACGGTTGGGGTAAAGAATACGTTAATGCTGCCGGTGAGTTTATTCAAAAGGGCACGGATGCTGTTACTAAAGATAAACCTGCATATAAACCTAATG